CTATCGGCTCTGTAAGCGCCGCAGCGCCAGGGTTAGCCGAATGAGTGTGACGCCGAGGGCGGCGTAGAGCATGTCACGGATCTCGCCGCGGTATGGATAGTTCTCGCCCCACCAGGTGCCCACGGCGTTCTGTGTGAGCACCAGAGATAGAGCCAGGGTGAAGGCGACCAGCATCCGGCCGACGTGGCGGGTCCACCATGGCGAGCGTGCGAGATAGAGCAGCGTGAAGGCCCACGATGCGCCTGCCGCGCCAAGTAGCAGGATGTCACCGGCGGACTCGGCGGATACCCAGATCAGCGGCAATAGTGCGAGCGCGACCGCCGGCATGACCGTTCGGGCGATCATGTTGCAAACCTCCGTCGCATACTCCGTTCGATGGCCTCGGCGAAGTGGTTGCGTTCCAGTAGTTCGTCGGCGCGCGCTGCCAACGCCTCGGCGTGGGCAAGATCGGCGCGCGCTTCGTGGCGGATGACGCGGGCCTCTTCAATCCCGGGATGTTCTGCGCGCTGGTGGCGCCGCGGCCACTTCACGGCGTCCCCTGACCGATGGCCTCCACGACTGCGACACCCAGTCGACTCGATTCGGCCAGCTTGGCGATGGCCGCCTTGTCATCCCTGTGCGCCTCGGTCAGTAGCGCGATCTGCTGGTCTTTGACGGCGAGCAATCGATCAACCTGTGGCTTTGGGACGAGCCTGCCCGTGAACACGAGGACAAACACGCCGCCGAGCAAGATCGCCCACAGGTAGTCATCGGGACTATTGAGCAGAACCGACATTGGACCCACCTACATGTCCCCTGCTGGTGTCGCGCAGATACTGGTTGTTCGGATGTTCATGGGTGTGCCTTCCTGTGGATAGACGGTTGGTGATGTCAGGGGTAGGTCGTACAGTCGAATCACGCAGCTGAACCCGACCCGTGTCCGGTGTAGGCAGCGCCCGCCCCTCCGCTTGCTCTCTTGCGGAGGGGCCCTTTCGTTTACGCGGCCCGCAGGTAGTCGATCGCGGGCCCGATGTCGTAGTTGACGTGTGGACCCGTTCCGCTGCCGAAGAACATGCCGGCGTCGTAGATCGACTCGACTACCGCTGGTAGGCCTTCGATGGGGTTCTCAATCAGTGCCGCAACGCGTTTCGACAGCGATATCGGGCCACTCAGGAGCGTCTGCTGCATCACAATGTCGCAAATGGCGCTCTCGTTGTCACCACGCGCCCCGCGCTCCACGTCGGTGTAAAGGTCCCGGCCCCACTCGCTATTGGCGCCGTGCGCGAAGTCAAGCCACCAGTCGGGCGTTCCTTCTAGCCGGTCATAGAGGATGCCGTGCCCGTCTGGGATCGGCCAGCCGGCGCGCAGGTTGCCGTTGGCCTTGCCGAGTTCACGCATCGGGCTGCCGTGTGTGACAGCCTTTTTCACCTGCGGCAGCAGGTCGTGGAGGATGCCGTCTTCGGCGAGAATGTCGTGCTTGAATACCCATGCGATGACGATCGCGCCCTGGCTGTACCCGTCGAGCCAGATGCGATAGCCCGGGTATCGGTTGGCGTAATCGCGCAGCTGGAGACGCAACTCGATGATGCCCTTGATGATTGACTGCCACATGGGGAAGGGGTCGGCCGGGTAGTTCCCGATGGGCTGCCAGCGGCACAGGTCCAGGCAGGCGCGGGCGGTGTCGGCGGGGTATCCGGTCCACATGTCAACACCGGTGCCCTGCACGGTGAATAGCACGGCCATCGCGCCGAGTTTGATCAGGTCGTCCTCTGACACGAGGCCGGTTTGCGGTTGACCAGTGCGGCGCTGGTACTCGCGCTGCACCGCCTGGTCATCGAACCCGAAGTAGGCATCAGGTTTGAGAGGTCCACCGTCGGCGGCCTTGGCGTAGGCCTTGAACCGATCGACCATCACCAGCTGCCAGCGGCGCACGATTTCGCCGCTGGCACCGATGGTGATGCTCACCGGGTCGCCGCCCGGATCACTTCGTCGATCAACGAGCCACCCTGCGCCGAGATGCCCGGAACATCGAGGTTAACCGGGGCGGACACAGGGGGGTTGACCCCTATGGTCTTACGCACCGCGTCAGCTGCCGCGGCGGCCGCACTGCCGATGTCGGTGAGCTTGCCCAGGGCGTCGTTGTACATCGAGTCCAGATGCTTACCAACGGCATCGGCCTGGGCGATTGCGTCGGTGAGGCTGGTGGTCACGTCAACGACGGCGGGGGTGGCGTCGGCCTTGACCGGATGGCTGAAGAGTGCGCCGGCCGCCACGACGCCGGAGCCGATCGCAGTCATCCAGCCGCCGAGGTCGAGTGTGGATAGGTCACCGCCCTGGGCGACGGTGGCCACTGCGCCGGCGAAGGCGATGCCGAATGCGCCGACAGCCTTGAGGATTGTGTTCGGGGTGTACTTCATGAGCGTGCTCCGTTCTGTGCGAGGAACTGCTGCAGGACAGCGGGATTGGATTTTTTGATCTCGTTGAGAACCGCTTTGGCTTGATTGACGGGACCGGCGGCTGTGCCGTATTTGCCTTGCCCGGCCGCGGTGCGGGCTACGCGCCGGATGGCGTCGGGCTCGCCCAAGCGGGCTTGATTCTCGACGTACGGCTCGTGGGGACCGTGGGCGTCGAGAGCGCGGATCATGTCGACGATCGGCACGTCGGGCTCGCCCGGGTCGGCATAGATCGACAGTGAAGGGACGGCGAGATTGGACATCAGTAACTCCTCTATGGGATCGATAGGCATGGATGGAGTGAGCAGTGAGAGAAGCTGGGCGCCCAGCGACAGGCAGCGGTTGTAGCGGGCAGTGCGATCGGGCATACCGTTCGGGGTGTCTACCCAGCCGTTGACGCAACGGGAGACGGCGAGAATGTCTCCAGCATCGGCGAATCCGTTTATTTGACCGGGGCGGGGTCCGCCGTAGAGCCAGTACCAGGACGCGGCCAGGAATCCCCACTTCGGTTCCTCGACCAGCTCAGGATGGTTGACGAACAGTTCAGAGTCAGTGACGTATCCCCTTGTCTTGCACCACTGCCCGAACTTGCGATAGTTGCTCTGCCAGGTCAGTTGGATCGGACCGCGCCCGCGATATCGGGTGCGATCCCAGCTCCAATCTGGGCCGCTGGTCTGAATCTCGGCCATGTATCGCAGGCCCGAAGACTCATGGCCGACCTGACTGCACCATGCCGCCGCCCGCAGAACCGTGGTGATCTCGCCGGCCCGCATCGCCTCTGCGAAGTGTGAGAGGTAGGCGGCGAGCTGATCGTGGCCGACGATCGTCGGCGCCATAGCGAGGGACAGCACCTGCACACCGTCGGGTTCGGTGTCGCGATCCACGATCGGTCCGGGTAGGTAGTGCCAGTCATTAGCGTAGCCGGTGTCGTACACCGAGCGGGCGCGGCTACCGGTCACGCATCCGTCGGAGCCGTTGGACTCCATACGTATTCCATCGACCTCACACCACATGTGGCTGTTGGCTCCCCCGCCAGGGCCGTGGTGGATGGCAATCTTGACCGCGGCGTCAGCGGGAAAGTCATTGGGCGAGGCAACGCAGATGGTGTTGAAGATGGTTCCGGTCTGCCCGACTTCGATGGGTCGCCAGCTTTCCGTCGACATGCCATGTCGAGACCACGCCATCGCGGTGCCATTGACGGCTGCGTCGAGTTCGTCGATGACGAGGCCGGAGCAGTCCGTGCCGGCCTTGACGTTGAGTGGGTCCCAGTTCCCGCCGTACACGTAGTCGTTGCCGACGCGGTCGGTGAAGATTCGTTTGGCGAATTCAACATTGGTGCGTGTAGCGCTCATCTGTCCTCGCCATCCCCTAGTAGCCACGAGGCTGGAATGAGGTGGGGTTTCAGATCCTTGACGACCCGTGCCTTGAGCCGGTCGTAGATCCGATCGGCGACGTAGTGAATCAGTGAATCAGGCAGATTACGTAGCCATTTCACCGTGTGTACTTCCTTTCGATGCGTGGGTCGATTTCCTGTGCGTAGGACGAGAGCTGGTCGGAGGCCCACCAACCGAGACGGAACGCGGCGGCGCCGATGGCCAGGCACAGTGCGACCACAGCGAGCAGCTGGCGGTACATCACTGGCCGCCCTTGTAACGGGTCTTGGGGGTGATGTCGACGTTTACCGGGGCGCCACCCACGGTGATTGGTGTATCGAGCGCATGGCCGCGCAGGTAGGTCGAGCCGTTGAAGATGGCGTAATGGCTGACCACGGTCGAGGCCGGTATTTGCAGGGTGCCCGCCGAGCCTTGCGATACCGCGTAGCCGGCGTCTCCGCCGCTGCCATCTGTTGCAGTTGGCCATGTGGTGTTGAATGATGCTGGCGTAGAGGCAATCACGTTGGCAGCGTTGGTCCCGGTGCCGGGGTCGCCGCTGCAGGGCTTGATAGTGTTGCCGGCCGCTGCGATTGCGTTGCAGATAGCGATTTGATGAGCTGATGTGGCTCCCATGTGTCCTCCTATTGCCGACGATTACTGATATGCGCGGCACCAGGCACCGCCCGGCGCCCCCGCTCCGCCGGTGTTGCCGTTGAACGCGTTTCCTGTTCCGCCGTTGCCTCCACCGCCCGGTGGATTGCCCGCCGCTTGTGCGGTCGACTGCACAGCCCCGCCGTTGTAGGACTGTCCGTTGTAGGTGTGGGTGCCGGGCGAGGCCCCGTTGCGGGTGCTACCGAACTGGTCTCCGGTGCCGCCTATCGCGGATAGCCCGGCTACCCATCCGGACCCCGTGGCGGTGACGGTTCCGCCTCCGGCGCCTTTGTTGCCCTGTGCGCCGCCCGCTGTGGCGGCGGGGATGATGATCGTGAGTGTTGCTGTAGTCCAAGGGATGTCTACGCCGCGTTCGAGGGTGACGTGTGCCCAGCTGCCAGGGTTTCCGCCGCCACCGGTCACGAACCCGGCGAACCCACCGCCACCGCCATTGCCGCCGCCAACAAGGATGATGTCGATGTACCGGCACCATGACGGGATGTTGTAGGTGATCGTGCCCGGAGCTGACCACGACTGGGTATCGGGCGCGTGCGGGCTGAACACCGCGGTGGCGCTGTCATATCCGCCGCCGGTGTCGAGCCCCGTCAGGTGGGCCACCAGGGTCGCTGTGTCGTAGCCCTGGCCGAACCCGCTGCCTGTCAGGTGTGCGAGCAATGCTGCGCTGTCGTAACCGATTCCGTCGTCAGTGCCGGTCAGGAAGTACTTGAGCATGGCCGTGGCCGAGTCCCCGCCGATACCTGTGTCCATGCCAGTCAAGTGAGCGAGCATCGCTGCCGAATCGAACCCGAGCCCGTCCTCGCGGCCGGCCAAATGAGCCAGAAGCGCAGCGCTGTCGTAGCCCACTCCCGTCTCGGTGGCCAGCAGATGGGCTAGTAGAGTCGCCGAATCGTCGCCGATGCCCGCGTCAGTCGCGAAGGCACGCGGTACCCAGTGCCATGCCCCTGTCGTGTTTCTTGGTGGCACCAGCGGATTTGGGGACCACTGACCGCCCGATCGCCGTGGCGGGACGGTCGGGTTGGGTGACCAGGGCATCTAGCCCAACTCATACCCGAGCTGGGAGAGCGCCTGGGTGTGCGATGTGCAATCGGGAATTTTGGCTAGTGCGGTCATGCCATTGGCCGGATCTCCGTCCGCGTCGATGACGACAGCGTTTTCGTCGGCTAGAAACACCTCTGCGTGTTGCATCAATTGTGATTGGGTCGCCGGTAGTGCGGTGCCCAGGATCTCGTTGATCGTGCCGACGCTGTCCAGTGAAGGGACGGTGATGAGCAGATGCCAGATCTGCTCGCCGTCGGTGCACCGGTAGTGGTTGGTGGTCGGGCAGAACTGCCGTAGGTTCTCGCCGATAAGCGTTGCGGTGATGGCCATTTGGTGCCCCTATCGGTAGTAGATGAACACAACGGCAGCCCCGCCCGGACCGCCAGTGCCCTTGCTGGCCCCGCTGATGCCGGCCGACGCGCCTCCCCCGCCGCCGCCACCGCCGCCGGGAAATCCGCCCGCGCCGCCGCTTCCGGCCGACGCTCCGATGTCGCCGTACTTGCCGCCACCGCCGCCCCCGCCACCGCCGCCGCATTTGGTGAGTGCGCCCGTCGAGACGCTGCCGCCTGGGGATCCTGGATTGCCGGGGGTGCCGCCGGCGCCACCGGTGGCCACGGCAGAGCCCGTCCCGGCGGTGCCGGGGTCTTGGTGCTTGCTGGCGTTCTGGTTGTTCGCGGCCCCGCCCTTGCCGCCGATGCCGGGGGTTGACGAGGTGGCGGTGTAGCCGAACTGGGAGGCGATACCACCGGCCGTGCCCGCGGTGGCCGAGACGTAGGAGCCGAATGAGGTGGTCGGCGAGGTAGGTGTGCCGATGGTCACCGGGACGGTCGCGGCCACCGCGCTCGGGTCGAGTACTTGGGCGAGGTATCCGCCTCCCAGTCCACCGAGGCCACCGGTCTGCTCAGATCCGCTATTGCCCTGCGTGCCGTCAGCACCGTTGAGCCCAGCGGGAATGCAAATCACTACCAACTCAGTGATATTGGCCGGTTTGGTCCATGTGGCCGATGACATGACGGTGTCTACGGTGTAGCCGTTCTGAACAGCAGTCCTAATCGCGGCGATGGTGGAGGCAACCTCGGTCGCGGTCCCTTGTGCGGATGTTCCGCCGAACCATTGGTTGTAGATACTTTTGAATCCATCGACGAGGTTTGACTCGATGTCGGCCAAGCCGTCCACGGCGTCCTTGGCGATCTGCCCCGAACCATTGAGGGACTGAGTCTTGTTCTGGTTGAGACCGAACCAGTTCTTGAAGTCCTGCACGATGCTGTTGACGGGCGTGACAACGAGCCCGTTGATGACGTCTCTGATCTGATTCAGAACCGTTTGGATGATCACCAGTCCCGCGACTTGCGCCTGTTGGATCAAACCCTCAAATTCGGTGACAGTGATCTTGCCGTCAGCGGTGATGGCGCGCAGGCGGGCGGTGATATCGGCGACCTCGGAGTTCACCGTCCCGCCAATGGCATCGACCATCTCGCGCAGATCCTTGACCAGCCCGAGGTCGAGCAGGTTCGACGCCCATGCCGAAGCATTGGAAAATCGGAAGGTTCCAGCGGTCGCCCCACTATCGAGGATCAACAGCTCGGACACGTGCGCCACACCAGGGGGCACGGGCCATTTATCTTGGACCGGAACCCATTGCCAGCTATGGTCGCCCGAGGGCTGCAGGGATCCGCGAATGACATCGGCCAGCGGATTGCCCGCTGCATCAAACGGGGTGAATCCGACCTTGACCGGGTTGGATCCGGCGGTGGCGACAGCACCAGTCCACTGCGAAGCTGCGCGTAGTTCCAGCGTTTGACCGGGACAGACCGGGAAGGGTTCCGAGCGCATAACCTGCTGTGTGCCGTTGGCGCTCGCGCGGATCGAGCCACCCGAGATGAACCCCGGCATGACCGAATCCCAGGACCAGAACGGGTTGGTCTTCACGCTGTCGGCGTTCAGGAACTCCCCGGAGCCGCCGATAAGGTCCTGGACGACATTGGCTATCCATGAGATGGGGATGACGCCTTTGAAGATCTGTCCGGCGGCCTTGCCGATTGCGGTGAGAATGGATCCGGGGTTGGACAGGTCGATGCCCTGCAGGGCATTGCGGATGCCGAGGGCCCATGTGCCGAGGTCGGATTCGTCGCCGTCCTCGACGCCGGTGATGAGTTCGATCAGGTCATCGAGGATCGGGACCTTTTTGAGCTCGGCGAGGATGCGTTCGATGTTCTCGTGTGGGTCGGTGCTGATCAGCCAGGTTTGTGGATTGATGCCAAGCAGTCGGGCGGCCAGGGACGCGATGATGGCCAGGCTGATGGACACCGGTTGTCCGGGGGTGCCCCGCAGCATGAGTCCGCCGAATGCCGCGTCGGAGGCGCCCTTCCAGCCTTGAGAGCCCTTGATGTCTGATTTGAGGCGACCCTCGATCGCGGCCTGTAGACGTTGTTGCAGGTCTGCGACGGTGTCGCCATGGGAGCTATCGCCGGTGATGCCGAAGCGCGCGTTTGGGTTGATCGATCCGGGTCCGCCAGGGGTTGTCACTCAAAGTCCTGCGGGCGCGACGCGGCGATCTGCTCTTCGGTGCGCTTGATCATGTCGGGGAACTGCGCGCGGATTTCCGCGATCAGGAGCTGCTTGTCCTTCTCGGTCTGGGCGGCTTCCATCTTGTCGGCGAGCTCGGCCAGGCTGGGTTGTACCTGCCCCATGCTGCGCAGCAGCGCGATGGGGTCGGTGGTCGTGGCCGCCTTGCTCACCAGCCGTTGCGGTGCGTGGTTGCCCCAGTTCGCCGGGCCTTCGGTCTCCAGGGTTTTGGTGGCCAGCTCGGGGTGGATGCGCACTCCGAGGCTGTACAGGCCATTGGCCACAGGTCCGCGGGCGGGCGCGGCTAGGAACCACAGCGCCTTGGCCAGCTGCTCGCACTGCTGGGCTTGCTCGAGATCAGGCATTGTCCAGCGCCTCCCATCCGGTCACCTGGGGTCCGGTGACATTGACGATGACCAGATCGCCGCCGTCCCAGACGAACCCCGCGTAGCGATAGCCCGGGCCATGGGGTACCAGATCCGCGGTGTCGACCCACGGCTCACCCAGTGGGGTGGCGTCGGTGCCCTTGCGCACAAGGAGCGTCTTAGTGAGGTTGGAGTACTCGATCCAGTAGTCGTTGCCGTTGACCACGGTGTGGCTCACCGCGGCGCCCTGATAGGTCATCTGAGTGGGTGAGGATCCGACCGCGAGGTGAATCTTGTTGTTGCTTGTGATGATCGGGTCGGACTCGAACTGAACCGCCAGGTAGCTGGTGAACCATTTGTCGGCGCACACCACCACCGAGGTCTTGCCCGCGTTGGGGTTGAGCAGTCGGACATGGATTTTGACCGAGTCTGAGCCGAACGGCTCGTAGTACCGCATCGCGGCCTTGCCCTGGGAGAAGAACGCGACATCTGGCCCGACGCCGTTGGGTAGGGACTGTGCGGAGTTGTCCCACACCTTGACTCGGCCGTAGATGGGCTCCCATACCGAGCGCAACCCCAGGGTCGGGAAGTAGTCCTGGAACTTGCGCGGTGTCGAGGAGATGGTGCTCGCGGGGGCGTCGAAGAACTGGGCTTCCTTGCGGATCACCTTGCCGTGCCGGATCATCACCGGGCCATCGGCGGTGTCCAGGAAAATCTCGAAGTTGGCGCCCGCGGGGATCGGGTCCATGACCGCCGGGGCGGCCATGAAGTTGATCATCTCGGCGGTGACGGCGCCGTCGACCGTCAGGAGCGCTCCGCCGGCGGTGTCGTAGAACACCGCACGGGCGCTCGCGCCGCTAGGCCAGGGCATGTTCCATTCGGCCACCAAGGGTGGTGACCAGTCCCAGGGCTGGGGTTTCCAGATACTTCCGCGCGAGAGTACGAGCGCGGTTGCCAGGTTCTGCATTTAATCCCCTTGTCCTACTGCCATTTTCAGGACACCAGATGAAAGCCGATGTCGGCGATACGGTCGAGCGCGTTCTTGAGCATTTGTGAGAACCGCTCCCCCGTGCTCAGCGAGGCCTTGTTCTGGCCGCACTTCATCAGGAACTCGCTCTTGCCGCTGTCATCGCCAGAGAGGATCTGTTCCTCAATCTGGTTGACGAACATCATGTCGATGCCCAGGCGTTGCAGTGCGCCGGCGCTGGAGGCCACCCGGTCCTTCATCTGGCAATGCACGCCGGGCAGTACCCAGGTGGATTCGTCGATGACCATGGTGTGGCTGGTCTCGGCGTCGGTGGCCTTGAACAGGCCGCGCATCGCCGCGACGGCCGCGAGGCTCCATGCGTTCTGTTCGGCGCCGGAGTTGTAGACCTCGAACAGGTGGGCCCAGCCCAGATTGGTTGCACGGCTGGTGTTCTTCCACTCATCCCAGGCCAGGATGGTGCCCACCAGGAACGGCATGATGACATCGCTAGCGATATCCCCGAGCGAGTCGAAGCCGCCGAGAAAGAAGAAACCAATCAGGTTCCCCGTGGCCTCGATCAGCAGCTTCACGATCGCGTCGGCGGTCGGGTTGTCACCGCCGACCACCCCGCTGACCGCGGTGGCCGGTGAGTGGTTGACGACCGATTGCAGGTCGTTCCACCAGGAGTCACGGATCGCCAGGGCGGGTGCGGTGGCGAAGTTCCCGAGGAACCCGGACTGCCAGTACTCATCTGGGTAGAGCGTTTCGTCGTCGCTGACCTGCTCGAAGCTGTCCTCGACGAAGCCCGCACCCCACTGGATCACCGATCGCGCCAAGCCTCCGGCGGCGTTGCCGTTGACGAATGTTCCACCAGGTAGCGCGAATCCGGAGCGGTCGAAGACCTCGAAGACCAGTGCGCCGTTGGCCACGGGCTGGCCGAACATGTCGGTGCCCATCTCACCTTCGGCGGTGAAGTAGCGGCGATAGTCCAGGCACAGCTGCCCGTCGTCGAGGGCTGCGGCGATTACCGAATCGAGGGTGTTCATCCGGTAGGCGACGACATTCCACAGCGAGGAGTCGGTGATGAAGGGCTTGCATTTGATGTGCACCTGCCAGTTGCGGCAGTCCAGTGGTTGTGTCCAGCCTTCGATATGCCACGGGTCGTCAGGCAAATGGTAGATCGGCGCCTGGTTACGAATCAGGTTCAGCAGGAAAACCGTTGAGATAGACCAGATCCCGGGAGCAAATATGAAACCATCGCGCGGGAACTGAAAGACTGGGATGGGCAGGGCCGGGTTCGGCGGTGCGAGAATGAACTGGGGGTACTGCATGTCGTCGTTGAAGAACGCCGAGAGGTAGTCCACACCGCCACGGGTCTCGACCTTCCAGTGGTGCATGAAACCGGTCCAGCGCCACTTGCCGCCGAACTTGTCGACGCGGATGATGATGTTCTTGCACTCGTTCGGGTTATTAGGCACCGAGGCAATGAATTTCGCAATGTAGTGAGTAGCGCGCAGCTCGAAGTACCCCGAGGCTGAGACGTTGCCTTTCTTCGGGAACTGATACTTGGTGGGCTCCATAATGTGGACGCGGCCCACGAAGATCAGTCCGGGCTTGCCGGTGGGATCGTTCTTGTAAATCGAGACCTCGGTCTGCGCGCGCTGCAGCGCCTTACGGTCCGAGCGGATCTGCGTGCACGTAGCGCGCGACTGCGTAAGCCGCGCGGCAAGAGCTGTGCTCACACAACCCTCGGCGTGCTGAATGGCTCGTCATACCAGCGCGGCAAGGTCAGCTCCACGCGCGCGCCCGCGGGATTGGTCACGTTGGCGCGCACAATGCAGCCGGGGTTGTCACTGCCCTGCCCCTCAGAAGACCCGGCGCCCGGCGCGATCGGATACTCGAAGTCCTTGCCCGCATTGCGGCCTGCGAACTGGGTCTCCAGGCTGGTGACGAAGGTCTCCAGGTCGGGGCGGGTGTAGATCTGCAAGTCCTCAAGATCCATCAGCTGCGCCAACGGCATGGTCTTACCCAGATCAGCGATACCGCGCCCGTAGGCCTGACTGCCGAACGAGTAGTCCGGGAGCTGGTACTTGGCCCCGCCAGTCAGATCCCATTCCGGCCAGATGTCCACCGGGCACGGGTTATAGAACGGCAGCTTGAACCAGTAGTTACCCGGAGTATCGGTCTCCCACGCGAACCGCTCAGAGGCACCGACGTAGAACGGCAGCTCACAGGCCGTAGTCATGACGACTGAGCCGTAGGTGAACAGCTTGGGGTCCTTACCCTCAAAGCTCTGCGCGGTGAACGGCTTTGGAGTGTCAAGATTGCGGATACCCAGGCGCCGCTCACCATCAAACGAGGTGTAGACGATGCCGGCCTCCAGCGCCGGGGAAAACATCGCCTTCCAGCGCGAATAGATCAGGTGCCACAAGTCATCGCTCTGATCGACCTGGGTGCCGGTTTCTGGGTTCATGATGTGCACCGTCCACACCACGTCACGGCGCTTGGGCTTCCAGGACTGGAAGAACTGTCCGAACCCGTAACTGCCCCAGTTGGTTTGGATCGGCATGTCGTACAGCCCGGTCGAACCGGGAGCCAGCTCGGGACCCCAGGAGAACCCGGGCGGGGAGATGCGGCAGAAGTCGCCGTTGACGCCGACGACATCGATGATGTCGGTTTGGCGCCTCATGGCTTATTCGCCAATCGTGATTGTGCGTCCACTTTTTCCTTCAACTCCAGCTGATCCATCGCCGAGCGCAGCTCGTAGTTGCCTGAGACGTGGTAGGTGGGCGAGTACACGGGCGCGGTGATCGGTGCGTTCTGCACCGGGCGCAACAGCTCCCCATAGGCGCGGTCGGCGGTGCCGTTCGATCCGGGCACCGAGCCGACCAGCAGTGAGGAGCCCACGTTGGCCACGTTTTTCGCGATCTTCCCGGCTTGCTGTATGCCGCCAGCGACCATCGAGGACGCCAGGGCGCCGCCCGCTCCCCCGCCCATGCCCATCGATCCGCCCGCCGCGGCAGCCGATATCGCGGTTGATGCCAGGTTGGCCAGTGTCGATGCCGTGGAGTCGATGGCCTTATCGATGGCCGGCAGGTTGTGGTTCAGGCTCGAGGGCGCCGCACCGACGGTGCCCGGCGCGAAAGTCGGCCCTTGCTGCTGCGTCGGCGCCTGCTCGGGTGCAGATTCCGGGGGCTGCAACGTGCTCGGGCTCGCGGGCGCAGCCGGTGCCGCCGAGGGTGGGGGCGACGAGGCTGGCTTCTGCGTGGGGTTGTACGGATGGATGCCAGTACCGCCGGTGCTGATGCCGCCCTGCACGCCGCTCATGGGTGGCTGCGGCGGCGTGGGCCGCGCCGAGCTCACCATCTCGATCGCCTTGGAGGCGGTGTTCCACTGCTGGGCGTTGAGCACCGGCTCGGGGGCGCTGGTCTTGTTCACCACCGTCTGCAGGCCGGGCTGCAGCCAGCCACCGATGTCATACAGGCCCGGCACCGATCCCTTTGCGTCGGAGGACACAGGCAGGTGCCATTGCAACGCGAAGTCTGTTGCGCCCTTGGCTGCCCCGCCGTACTGGGTGGCATCGGCGGCGCCCCCGGACTCGACCTTAACACCGTTGGGCAGCGTCAGTGCCATGTGCGAGTTGGGTCCGCCCCCGCCGCGCATGACACCGATGTTCAGCTCGCCCGACTTGTATCCCGGCACGAATCCCAGTGCCGCGAAGTCGGACTCGGTGGTGAAGTAGCGCTTGCCTTGCGGTAGGCCCTTGGACGCGGCGTAGATGGCCGAGGCGATACCCGAGCAGTCATACCCCCCGGGGCCACCCTCATACTGCGGCGCTCCGGTTCCCCCGTAGACGTACTTCTGGCCCACCGCGTGCTGCTGGGCGTACAGAATCCCCCGCATCGCTGCGGGGCTGAACGTGCCATCACCCGCCGCAAGGCCCGGAACCGTCAGCCCGGCTGCCGAAGGTAGTTGCAGAGAACCGCTGTTCGCGCTGTCGATCAGCTGCTGAACGCCCGCGTCGGCTTGACCGCCGCCGCTGCTGAACTTGTCGAGGTAGAACCCGGCGGCGCGCTGCGCGGCCTGGTTGTAGGGGTTGTTGGGCGACAGGATGGAGTTGTCCAGTCCGAGGCCGCCCAGGGCACCCTGGAACAGGATCGATGCGCCCTTGAAGGCGATGTTCTGCGGCTGGATCTTGTCCGGGGCGCCCGCGAACGGGTTGTAGGTGGACATGTCCTGGCCCGGCTTGGGCAGCCAGGGCATCCACGATTCGAGCGTGGGCGCGGTGAAACCGCCTGTCGGGATGGAGAACCCGAGACCGGGAATCTGCAGGCTCTGACCACCAGGGCCGCCGAGGTTCCCGAGCGCGCCGGTGACGTTGTTGATGGGCCCCTGAATTCCGTTGATCGCGGTGCCCACCGCCGAGAGCAGACCGCCACCTTGGGGTGCAGGTGCGATCGGCGCCACCGGGGCCGTGCCCGGTGGTGGTCCGGCCACGATGGGATTGCCGTTGGGGTCAACGAATCCGCCCTGGTCATATTTGGGTAGCAGGGTGGGGTCCACGATGCCGGCGTTCAGTGCGTGCAGGAACGGTGCCGGGACGGTGGCGGTGCCGCGCTCGCTGACGACGAATTCCTTTTTGTGCACCTCGGCGACATGCCCGCCGGTGGGTCCAGTGCCCGTGTGGCCGGGCGTGAAGCCGCCCTTGGCGTAGGTCAGGCGCCGAGCGTCCTCCGGGGACAGCCGGTAGGTCCACTTGTCCTGGTTTGGCGGAACACCCTGTGTGGCTTGGGATTGCTCACCTAGACCCATACCGGCGTTCGGCGGGATGCTGGTGACGATGGTGGTTGTGGTGCCATCGGAATTGACCACAGCCCCGGGGAACTGCTTAGCGAACTCGGGTTTGAGGCGCGGCTGCGGTGTGGCGGCAGCCTGCGACGCTTGGGCCTGGCTGACCGCTCCCCCGGCGCCGCTGCGCTCGAAGTTCAGCCGCTGCCCAAGCAGCGACGCCAAGTATGTTGGGTCCGTTGAGCCCAAACCCTCCACCTGGCTCTGCAAAGTACCCAGCTGCACGATGTCCTGGCCGAGTTCCTTTGCGGCTGTGACTTTCTCCAGCGCCGACGGCACACCGAGCCAGGCATCGATGATGGTGTTCTCATCGATGCCCTGCAGCTTGCCTTCGCCGGGCTTGAGGCCCTGGCTCTTGATGAAGTTCTGCACCGCGGGGCGCACCTTGTCGCGCAACGGCCCCATGATCTGGCCGTACTGGGCGTCCCCTCCGGGCAGTGCCGCGGTGATGAGGTCGCGCTGATCGGCACCCCCGATGCCCAGAGTCTTGGCCGCATTGAGCACGTCGCCGCCCAGGCCCTTACCGGGGCCACCTTCGACGTTCTGGAACTTGTCCGCCAACGCCTTTCGGGTCGCGGTACCAGTCAGGTTGGTAACAGCCTCCAGGGTGCCGATGAGACTCTTGGCCTCCTCGTTCACCGACTTGATGTGATCGGCCGCGTTGTCCATGTCCTGGGTCAGCCGCGTGACGAACTGCGCCACCAGCGGAATGCCCGCGGTGACCAGCAGCGAGAGTGGACCGCCGGCGGCCGAGATCCCGGCGAGGACTTTGGAGAAGCGCCGCGCCCCGCCGCGCTCGCTGCCTGCGGCGGCGAATCGCTCATCGACGGCATCCATGCCGCGCGTGATGCGCTCGCGCGTGCTGGAGAATCCGGTACCCACCTCGGTCAGGCCGCGCGAGAGTGCACCCAGGGAATTGGTGACCCCTCCCACCAACGGCGGGACGGTCTTCCAGATCAGGAACGCCAGCGCGATGTTCTTGACCAGCTCCGGATGCTCGCCCAAGATCTGAGAGACGGGCCGCAGCACGCCCATCACGACCCCGGAGCCCTCCTGGGCCGCAGAGACAACCCCGCCGATAATCCCCGGCAGGTCACGCAGGATCGGCGCCCACTTATCGAGCTCAGCGCGGGCGTCGGCGAAGAACTTGCGCAGCTGGTCCTGGCCCTTCGTGGAGTTCAGGAAGTCCGAAAGGCGCTTGGAGTTCTGCTCCAGGGTTCCCAGAAGTCCCCCGCCGCCAGCGGCTTTAGTGAGCGCGGTGAAGATGCCGCCGACATTGAGCAAGGTGTTGCCCATGCTGGTGAAGCCGTCGATCCCCTCATCGATCCACTTCGCGAGTCGGCCATCCTTGTCGGCCTCGGTGATGAAGTGGTCGAACCGGTCGGCGACCCTGCCGATGCCATCGGCGATGCGCGGCAGGGCATCCGAAGAGCCGCCGGTCAGCGTTCCCAGCGAGTGCACGATCGGGTCGATCGCCGCAGTGAACCGCTGCTGTGCCTCACCGGTGTTCCCCAGGATCCGGTCCAGAAGCCCTTGGGACTCCTCGGAACCCAGTGAGCGCAGCAGCTGCACGAAGTTCGCGTTGATGCCCGTGGCCACATTGGTCAACCCGCGGTCCAAGTTGGGCAGGTCGTTGTCGACCAGGGTCTTGATCTCGCCGGACAGTCCGGCGAACAGTGCCTGCTGCACATCGGTGCGCAGCCCACGGAACTGCTCGCGCATACCGACGAGCGTCTTGACGAACTCGGCGGCATTGGGCGCCAGGTTCTCCAGCGCGGCGGCGGCCGCCACAGTGGATGCGATCGAGGCGGCCAGGGCCTGCTGGGTGCTCTGGTGCGCGCGCACCAGCCGTTCCTGGGCATCGACGACCAGGTCTGAATTCTCGATGCCCTTGGCGTTGGCGTCGTTGGCCTTGTCCTGCAACGCGGCGTTACGGGCGCGGGTCTCCATGACCCGCTGATCGGCTTCGACCACCCGCAGTTGGGCTTCCTGGTAGTCCAGGGCGTCTCGGTACTGCCCGGATTGCAGGTCGCGGCGGGCTCGCTGAGCCGACAGCACGGCCTGGGCCTCACTGATCCGGCCGCCGCGCAGCTCCAGGTTCAGATCTTGAAGCTGCTGGCGGGCGTCCTTGCGTGCTTGTGCGACATCACGTTGCGCGCGGGCCTCGTCGTAGACGGCGTTGCGCAGCGCGTTGGCCGCTGCGGTGGCCTGCTGCGACTGGTGGGCACGATCGGCACCGAACTTGCCCGCGGCATCGGCTGCCGCGGTATAGGCGTCCTTGACTCCCGAGAGCCCGAGTACCAGTGTGCCGACCGAGGCGCCGACACCGCCCATGATGCCCGGGACGGCGATGCCCGACTGCGCCACCTGCTGCAGCGCGCCAGCCAGCGACACCAGGCCCGTGGCGGCCGAGGGCAACAGCGACAGCCCGGCGGCTCCGGCGTTCCAGGCGAACGCACTGCCCAGTGAGCCGTGGGTGACGCTGCGCCGCAAGTCCTCGATCTCGCGACGGGCACCGCGGGTGTCCGCGTCCACGCGGACGACGAGCCGGTTGGCTTCCTGCTCGGTGCGGAAGCGCCGCATGTCGGCTTGGGCCTGCCCCAGTGAGGCATCCACCCCGACACGGATGTTGTTGCGCTCCTGGGTATCCCGGAAGCGCTCGATGTCTGCACGCGCTTGGGCTGTTGCGGCGGTGACGTTGACCGTGAACTCGGCGCGGATCTTGCGCATGTCCGCTTCGAGCTTGCCCTTGAACTCGGAGGCATCTGGGGCAACGCGCAGCTTGGCTTCACCGGCCGAATACTCGGTCACCTGTCAGCTCACCTCCTTGTCGTCGTAGCCCAGTGCTGTGTCCATGCGCCGGTTGCTGTATTCCTTCTTGCGTTCGGCGACCTCGTCCATCGGCGTCTTTGGGCCCTCGATGCGGGGCAGCCCGTGAACGCGACGTAAGTCGTTGCGCAGCCCCGAAATTTCCGCCACCAGCGCGGTACGGCCCTCCAGGGGCGGGCGGTACGGCTCGGTGGACTTGCTGGCCTGCTCGTACTGCTCCTGAAACTTGGCCAGATGGCGGGGGTCTTTGAGTTGCGCGGCCTGCAGGTACGTGCCGTCCTCGTTGGCGAACTTCGTGCAGATGTTGGCGAACTGCCGCCAGGACTTGAGGCCACGGAAGTAATCCATGGCGTCCCAACCGATTGCGGCGAAATCCTTTTCGATGGCGTCCCAGTACCAGTCGACTAGCTCAAGGACGCGGACCCTAAAGGGGCTGCCTCAGACTTGGGGTCGTGTCCACAGGTCGCGCAAATACCCTCTGCATCAGGCTCCTTGGGCCACATCTGCGCCTTGTAGTCGGCGACGAAGGCATTCCAATACTCGTTGCTCTCGCCGGTGAAGAACTCCTGCACCTGTCGGTACTTGCCGTTGAAGAACGCGTCGTTGTAGTCCTCGACAGCCTTCTCGGACATCTCGCGCACCTGCTGGAAGTACTCGGGCGTGTAAGCGTCCGGCGCGGCGAGCATCGCTTGCGTCATGGCGTTGGCCACAGCCATGCGGTACTGGGCGTCGTTGAGATTGTCGGCCATCGTCTTGGACGGTGGGTCGATGATCAGTCCGTCGGCGATCTCGTAGGACTTGGGGGCTTGGACTTCCTGAATCAGTTCCAGGTAGCGCCCGGATGCCGCCCTGGTCTTGGCGGCCGCGCGCGCGGAGGTCTTCTTTGGTCCTGCCATTTGGACTGCCTTTCAGATATGGAAAGGCCATCCACCCCAACCGTTTTCGGTTCAGGTGGGTGGCCTTGTGGGTGGGTTAGGAGACGGTGGCCGCGCAGGCGGCGGTGAAGCCGCCGTAGCTGGCCGCGACGTTGGCGGTTCCGGCCGCCACCGCGGTGATCAGACCGAGGGCATCGACGGTCGCCTTGGCGATGGCATCGGAGTTGAAGGTGGCCAACGCAGTGCGGTCCAGCCCGTTGGAGTCCAACACCTTGAGCTGCTTGGTGTGGTTGGCTCCGGACGCGACGGTGAGCGCTGCGGTCGACGGGGTCACGGTGATCCCGGTGATCGGCGGGTAGAGCCCGCCGGTGTCGGTGGCCGCCATCAGATCCTTGAAGCCATCACCGCACATACCGAAGATGACGGGCAGGCCCACGATCGGGTCGGACTGGAAGTTCAGGCCGACACCGTGGGTGATGACGTTGCCGTCCTCGTGGGCGTTGATGTCGTCACGATCACCGACGTTGGTCTTGTTGGCGATCCAGTACATCCAGATGTCCTTGCCGTTGAACGAGTCCCAAGCAAGCAGTACCGCACGCCACAAGATGTTGGCCGGCAGCTCGGGGATGCCGATGGTGATGCCACCCTTGGCCGACGGCGCCGAGACCGCATCCGGCAGAAAGCCCCACGCGTTCTGCAGGTTGATGAGCTTCATCTCCTGCGGGGTGTAGGTGATGCCCTTCTTGGCGTCAGTGGGCAGCTGGCGCGTGGGCGAACCCTTGCCCGCCGACATCACGTCGCTGATGTTGGGCTTATTGGACAGCTTGACGCCGGCCTTCTTTTCGTAGTTGCCGACCGTGGCGTACCGGGATCCGGCGCCGATCTTGGCCAGGTCGATACCGCCGTTGGCGAGATCTTCGATAGAGGTCAGCGGCGGCGTGCCGACATACGGCGCCAGCAGGACCCGGCTGTCGCAACCGGCAAGTTCCAGGTCGGACTGACCTAGCTGGAAGTTGATGGACATGGTGTTTACCTTTCGGTTTAGAGGCCGAGGGCCTGTCGGTAATTCGGAAGACCCTTCGGCTTCCAGGTATGGAGTACGAAGGTCGCAGGAACGAGACGCTCATCCCTGATCGGTTCCGGGATGGACTGCGGGCCAACAATTTCGCCCTCACAGCCCAGTTTGTGTGGTGTTCCCAGAACTATCGCGACCGCTTCCATGAAGGACTCCAGTACGCCCGAGCGGACGAACTCGATGAGCTCATAGGAGGTATCGCGAGACTTGGTGAGTGCGGCGAACTGCACGACCGGTTCGTCGCGCTTCTCGGCCGTGTTGATGCGCCCGCCGATGCGGCGTACGCGCAAGAACGCCTCGCCGTCCTGGATCTGATCCAGCGCATTGGAGGGAAGCCAGTACGTGACGTTGGTGTCGGACAGTTGCGGCTGCAGCAGGTGGTCGGTGAGCAGCTTCTCGACGTCGGGATAGCCTCCCTTCCACCACGGCGGGAAGCTCACCACTGGTGCAGCTCCCCGAGTACCCAGTTCAGGTCGTGCGCCCCGGGGTGTTCATCGATCGGGATCTCGCCGGCCAGCCGGGCTGCATCGTTCGCACCGTGCTGCTCCTCGGTGCCGAACTCGTGCGAGGCGCCGTAATCCACCGTCCCCAAAGGTCCTTGGCCACCGACAATCAGGTCTGCGACGAGACGGTCTTCCTCGATGCCGCCGCGGTGCACCGAGGTTCGCGCCGAGGCCGCCAGCGCGTTACTGCGCTTGGCGACCTTGGCCTGGTACAGCATCTGGGCGGTGTGGATGACCGTCTCCAGGCTGCGGCGCATCTCGGGGCCGTTGAGCGCGTTGGTGATCGCCGGATTGGGTGCCGGATCGAACGTGACGTCCATGTCAGCCTCCCCTGCGGATCTTGTACCTGGCCCAGCCGAAGTCGGTCCCGGTCATGCAGTGGTTCCGGTTACCCGTGGGTGCCCCGACCACCCCGAAGATGCCCTCGGGTAGCGGCACTTCGTCACCGACTTTCAGATCGCTGCCCCGGCGTACGCGCAGAATCCCGTTCTGCACGAACCGCTTTCCCTGCGCATCCAGCAGCACCTGGGGTTCATCGAGGAACGCCACAACATCGATCGCGGGCAGCGGCGCACGAGTGTTGTTCGCCTCGTCGATCACCCGTGTCGGGATGACCGTCTGGTAGTCGCTGATGTTCAGCGACATTGCGCTGTCCATGGGGGTGGGGCCACGGCAATGGTGCCGAACCGTGGGCGCTTGGTCTTAAGCCGCACCGAGTCGAGTTCGTCGTCGGTGAAGGCGATCTTGCCGCGGTAGGAATCCCGCGAGTAGGTCCGAGACATGGTGTCTTGCTCCATGGTCTGGGACACCTGACTGGCGCCGTCCGGGTTGCGGTACAGCTCCAGCACCTTGTCGGCTACAAGGCGTTTGACCTGCCGAAGCCGATCCGCGGCGATCTCGCTGATCGGAACTCGCAGCGAGGGAACGCGGGACATGAGCTCGGCCTCGACGTCTTCGATGCGCAGCTGGACCCAGCCCTCCCGGTCCGAGGGGAATACCTTCTCGAACCGGGAGGTGACGTCGTTCACCGAGGCGAACTTCGCCGGGGCCGTGGGATCGGCCATCAGACCGCGACGCCCGCCTGACGGCACGCGTCGATGATCTGATCCCGGCGCCACTCCTCCAGGACGGCAACGCCCTTGGCGATGGCGTACTGCGCCCAGGCATCGCGACCGGATCCGGTACCGGCCTGCGGCGGGGGTTCGACCGCCACGGTGGGCGCCGGAGCCTGCCCTGTAGCTTCGCCCGTGCCCGCGCCCTCAGTGGGTGCCGAGAGCTCTGCGCCCTCGGAGCCGGCCGCGGTGGTCTCGGGCGGCTGAGCCACATCCGGATCGGGAGGCTGGCTCTGGCCGGGGTCTGCGGCATCATGGCCGCTCCCGTTGCCGGTATCTTCCGGGTCATCAGCCAGCGCATGCGGATTGGTGACGAGGGCGATCACCCAGCCTGGAACCTTCTGGCCGGGCAGGAACGAGTGCACGTTGCCCTGCCGATCTTGCAGATGCAGGGCGAACTCACCGACGACGGTCATCAGGCCACCGTCGCTACCAGGATCTTGCGCGGATCGGCCAGCACCGGCAGTACCACACCATCTACGAAGGTGGTCTTGCGGAACGGCGGCTGCTCCTCGCGGACCAGGATGCCGATCAACCCGGCGGCCACTTCGACCTGAACGTTGTTGGCGCTCAGCTCAAGGGATGTGGTTGGGGTGCCCCACGCGGTGAATCCCAGCGAGCCCAGGTCGGCCGGCAGGAACGCTACCTTGTTGGTGGGGAACGCCGGGACCGTGCTGCCGTCCACGTCGAAGCTGGACGCGTAGATCGAGCCACCAGGCTGCCCATCGGTAGGCACGATGAACGGCGGGATACCGAAACCACCTAGGAAGGCGTTGATCTCGTTGATCGACACCCAGGTGGCACCAGTATTGGCGCCCTTGATCGCGTTGATCAGCTGCACGTTCTGCATGAGGTGCTGAACCACCGCGGTGGAGGTCTTGAACTGCCCGTGCGGCGAGCCGTTGACCCCGGCGTAGACACCGGTCCAAGCGATGAGGTCGGTCAGCGGCGTCGAGGTGGCGTGGTTGGACCACAAGGTGGCCGGTGTGACCAGCTGACCGGCCGGGATGCCGTAGTCGACCTGCTGCTGAACGCCGTTCTCGTTGATGGTGAGAACACCGTCGGTCAGGACATCGCCCCAGGCGAGCTCGACACGGTTCTGGGCGTATCGGGTCAGGTTCTCCAGGTCGTTGTAGATCGCGTCCACGAGAACGTTCTGGATGGTGCCGCCGTAGCGGGCCATCTCGATCTGCCGGCGCTCGTACTCACCGACCGACAGCTGGCCGCCCAGGGGCAGCATCCGCACACGCTTCTCAGATCCGGTGTCGCGCGGTGCGATCCAGAACGAACCGTCCCAGTTGCGGAACTTGGCGGCGCGATTCGTCTTCGTGATGGTCGCGAAGTCGATCTCGTCGGTGTCGTACTCCTTGGAGGGCATCATCTGCGTGAACTGGTTGTTCGACGGCAGCGGGACGTTCTGGACGAACGCGATGGTGTCTTCGAGCGGCAGGGGGCCGTCTAAGAAAAGGGCCATTGGTCAGTCTCCTCTCAGGCCTCGTAGCGGATGGTCGGGGTGTCGGCCTTGCCTGCGGCATCGACCGAGCCCTTGCCGGACTGGAACGGCAGCTTGGACACCGAGACGGCGCCGGAGACAACGGCGCCGGTTCCGACCTTGGTGGCGACCGTTCCGTTCTGGCGGACTGTGCGCACGTCGCCGTAGGTGAAGCCGTAGAGCACTTCACTTCCGTCCGATGCCGCGTTGTCGTAGGGAGCGAACAGCCCACCGGCGGTGAGCTTTCCAATCCCGGTGCCCGACGGAATGTATCCGTTCGGGAAATGGGTGCCCTGGGTGAACTTCGAGATATCGAGGGTCACGTTGGGCTTGTAGTCGGGCTCATCCAAGAGCCACTGACGATTACCTACCTGGTAATTCGTCGTCTGCATCGAGATGTCGGTAGACATGTCTCACCTTCCTTAGGTTTTGGAGGGGAACCGCTTCTCGGCGGCGGCCCGTCCGGCTGCTCCGGGCGTATCTGCGGATTGATGCCCGGTGTTGAATTGGCCCCAGGACCGCTGCTGTCGCTGCTCCTGCTTCTGGCCGAAGATGGCGGTGAGTTTCCCCATCACCTTGGATTCGTCAATCTCGCCGTTCTCCCCGATGAACTTGTCAGGGTCGACACTGTCCAACCACTCATTGAGCTGCTCTCCGGAAAGAACCTGCGATGCTGCGGATTTGAGCTGACTGGCCAGGAGCTTGGGCTTCCAGTCCGCCTCGGTGGCCGCGCGCGCATCAGCGGCCGCCTTGTCGGTGGCCTCCTTGAGCGCGAGCTCACTGGCATCCATTTGCGCCTTCTCCAGCTCGGTGTTGCGCTGCTGCAACTGCTGGATCTGCTCGGGGGTTAGCCCAAGTGCGTTGAACGCCTCAGCTTTCCCCTCATGCTTGCGCGAGTGGTGCTTCCAGTACGCAGCCTGCTGCGCGTCAGTCATCTGGTTGACCGGCGTGCCCTCCGGGAACCCCTTGTCGGAGCCACCTTGCGAACCGTTTTGGCCAGACTGGGCGCCGCCCTCTGCACCGCCTTCTGGGCCGCCGTCTTCGGAGCCGCCCATGACGGGCCACACCGGACCACGGCCGGTGAAGCCGATTGCCTGTACGTGAGTGAATGGATGGATCGGTAGATCGGACAACATGACTCCCCATGTCGGGAATTGGAACCCATGACGGGTCGACCACCGGTGCGGTGGAAGTCTTTGCGGCGCTATGCCGTGAGATCGCGTTGCAACTTGGCGATCTGTGTGCGGTGGTAGATAACCGCGGGCGAGTTTTCGGCGGCGCCGTTGGCGGTCAGGTCAGCAAGGCTGTGCTCCAGCCCGGGCAGAAGACGCTGGGCGACCTGCGCCTTGGTCTCAGGCCCGTTGGCACCGGACGAGTTCGCCTGCGCAGCGGCGCGTTTCTTGGCGTCGCGCGGCTTGTAGGCCTTCTTGGGCACCAAGACCGGCCCAAGTTCGCCGTGGTGATCTACCCGGTAGCGCGTGCGCTTGAGGTGCGCAGCAGAGGTTCCACCGGCGTCGTCGTACAGCTGCGACAGGTCCATGGAGTTCAGCTGGTCGGCGGGGTCGAAGTCCTCAGTGACGACGCCGTACGTGCATTTGCATTTGTCGTGGACCGGCAGCAGCTCGGTGACGCGGTAGATCCGATCGGAGGCCGCAATGCACAGCCCGCAGGTTCCAGTGCTGGACAGTTCAGGATGGATGATCCGGCGGGTTCCGATGATCTTGGACTTGCCGAGATTGTCGAGGTCGACCGCCTGGGCGATCATTTCGGCCTGCGCCAGCCGTTGGGCGAGCATCAGGTTGTCCTCTACCAGCGTGTCGATACGCAGCCCGGACTCGCGCGCCGCGTCCTCGCGTGCGCCGCCCTCGGATTCGATCCAGCGGAACCCCACCGCTGGCCGGGTGAAGATCTCCTCGGTCGCCATCTGTTGCACCGACACTTCAGCTGATGTGCCGTTGGAGTACTCGATCTTGCTGGGCTCACGCACCAGCGTGAGGGCGCCGCCGCGGACCTCCACGCCGCGCGCGCGCACATTGAGCGGGTTGGATGGCTGACCCTTAGTTGGTATGCCCATCGCGGCGAGCTGTTGGGCGATGCCGGCTGCCGCTCCCCTGGCCGATGCGGTCTGTGCTGATCGCATGATCTTGGCGGCCTGGATGGCGAAGTCTCGCACCGATTTGTCGCTGTAGGGGTTGGTCGATGCCCACATTCGGCGTAGTACCGATTTGGCGTAGTCGGCAGCTCGCTCGCGTACTGCGATCGTGCTCGAGGAGGCCGCCGTGGCAACGGCTAGGACTGTCTCGGACTGCGGTTTGGCTTGCTGCGCCGCGTACGCCGCGGCCGCCAATGCCACCGCGTCTTGGTAGTCAGGCGGCAGGGGCATTGGCCGCCGTCTGGTCGGCTTGTGGCGCCGGCGCGGTGGGCGCGGTGGGCGTGGTGGGCAGAAGTATCTGCTCGGCGGCGAGCTGGCTGATGTTCTCGGCCGCCTCCTCTGGGGACATCTCCCAGATGCGTTCGCATCGTTGCTCCAGCGACAGGGTTCCGATCGACTGCGACGACGCCGACGCCTTCTCAGCCAACGTGCGGAATTCGATCGGACCCCAGTGCAGCTTGATGGCAGATCCCCGGTCCTGCTTGGATAGCGCGAATGCGATGCGCCACAGCAGTTTTAGCGACGGCGTGAGCCGGGCTCGACGGTCGCGGACCTTGGAGGTCGCGGACTCGCGAATCAGGCCCGCGCCGGCGGCCGAGCCGTTCGCGGCATCTGGCGTGATCAGGTGCAGTGGAGTGCTGGTGACCGCGGCGAATTCCTTGACATCGTCGCGCTTGGCGTTCAGGAATGCCCCGAAGTCCGATTGCGCCGACTCCCAGATATCGAAGTCGGACGGGATCTGCCATAGCGAGCCGGGATCAGCCCGGAAGACCTTACTCAGGTCGGCCGGCTCAGTGCCCGGCTCGTCATCATCGTCGTCATCCTGGTCGCCCTTGATCGCGCGCTGGCGCAGGGCTTGGTACCAGAAGCCGATAATGCGCTGCAGAGTCACATCGTTGATGCGATCCAGAAGATCGATGTGGGGTTCGTACTCCCCCAGCCCTAATGCGTTGTCGAATCGGACGATGGGGATACCGCCCAGGTCCTCCAACCCTTCGATCGGCTCAAACTCCGCATCGGGCTCGTTGTTCCAGGCATTACCTTCCATCCGGAAGGTCCACTTTTGGCCCGGCAGAAACACGTGTGCCTTGTGCCGTTCCTCGATCGGGTCCCATTCGCGCACGATGGCCGCGCGAAGCCGGATCGGGTTCTCTGGATCGGGGATGCCGATGCAGCGTCGTGGATCGATGGCATGGATCGTCGGGTAAGGGTCCCCGGGTACGACCATGCCATAGCCCTCAGCCATGGAGAACACATAGTCGAGCAGATCCTTGAAGACCGCCAGAAACCCCGAGTCCTCCATGATCTGGGCTGCCACGTCATCGCCGTTGGTGTCCGAATCGGCCAGGGTTGAAACCGCCTGCAGCTCCATACGATCGAGCATCGCGTTGACGCACATCGGCGCGTAAATCGAGCGCGCCTTGCGCATCACATCGCGGAAGACCTCCTGGTACTCCTCGGCAACCAGCGGCAACGGCGGATCACCAGTCCGGTACGACCACAGCATGTCGAGAACCTGGTTACGCGGGAGCCGGTATCGCTGCACGCCGCCACATCGGCCGTCGTTCGGACGGGGCCGCTTGTCCAGCCACGGCTGGCGCATGACCGCGGTGAATTTCGCATTCAGTCGGATAAACCACTGGCTCGGGGTGAGCTCGGTGTCCAAATCCTCACCCCTTCTATCGAATTCGCGATATCACACGCTTGGTTGGCTTGACCAATCCGAACACTTCCGTCCGGGCCTGCCAGGACAAGATCGACGCCATGCACAGGTCGAACTTGCGGTCTCGGTGCAGTTTCCCGAGGATCCAGAGTTGTTTTCCGGTCTCCAGTTCTTGACGATTCAGGAAGTGTTTTCCGGCGTTGCCGACGTGGCGCACGAGATCGCCTTCATCGTCTTCGTTGTGCGTGATCCGGCCTGTGACAATGGCATCGGAGTACGCCTGGATGGTCTTGATCATCCGGTCTTGCTTGTTGGTCCAGAATTCCTGGACGATTGGCTTCTTGGTGATGCGGCTGTCTCCGTATCGCACGGCCCAATCCCCGATGGTTGAATTCCAGTGGGGCGGATCGGCGTACATCAGCAGCACTCGGCAGGTTTTGAATACGTCGCGGACTGCGGCGTCTACTTCGGTCTCGTCGGCTTCCCATTCGTCTGGGGCATCGAGCGGTTTCTCGCATAGGTAGGCCTTTTGCTGCATGCCCGACTGCACGTCGGTGACGACCAAGCCCGTCGCATCGCGGAACCGGGCGCCGTCGAATCCGAGCGTGACGTACGCGCGCCGCGGGATCCATATCCCCGGCAGCCCCAGCGCCTTGAAGCGGCGGACGTTGAATGCCTGGGCGCCTTGCTGGGTCCATCGGTTGGTCCAGACGCGTTCCAGGTAGGACTTGTCCGCCTTGGGCTCGTCCCACTGCGCTGCAAGGTCTTCCAGGTCGGTACGTGCGGCTAGCTCGGGTCCGGAGGCCTCCCGGATGGCCTCAATCCGGTCCTCAAACTTGTCGAGGTCCCAGCCGTCGGAGGCTTGCCGGTGGAAGTAGAACATGCGCGGACGCTCTACCTCGCCGCGCTTGATGGCTTCTGCCAGGAAGTGATCATCCTCGGCTTGCGAGTTCTGCCCTGGTTCGCCGGCGGTCGTGGTCGATAGCGACCAGGGGTCCTGGGCCATGCGTTTACCGAGGTTGGCTTCCATCGTCGTGATGGCCGCTTTGTGGTTCGGCAGGTACAGCCGGTGCGTCTCGTCGTAGCCCTGAAAGGTTGTGCGGCCGCCGTCGTTCGAGTTCGGCGCGTTGGCCAGGGCGACGGCCTTGCCGTCCGCCTTGCCATCCTCGCCGATGCGCAGGATTCGGTCCAGCGCGGCGTCGAACATGTCGGCATCGACGCACTCTTCGCAGATGACCTTGAGCGCACCGTAGGCCAGTTCTTCAACCTGGTCCTTGGTGTTGGCCAGCAGCGGGATGTATGGGTCCACGACCGGGCGGCCCTGGGCAAGTCCGCACGGCGCATCGTCATCGAACCCGTTGAACCGCACGGGCGATTCCGGGTGCAGCTCGAGATAGGACACCAGGGCCATGAACTCGGTCTTGGCCGAGCCTTTGCGCCAGGACACCGCGCCCCGCTTGAACCGGCGCCGGCCGGCACGCGGATGGCCTTTCGGCCAGTGCTCGTAGAGCCGATAGAGCACGTACCGCCAATCCTCGGCCAGGATGATCGGCTCACCCTTGAGGTCGCCGGGCCCATGGCAGGCCCGCTCCTCGAGGAAGTCGCACAGTTGGTCCCCGAGTGTGGGGAACAGCTCGCCGGTATCCGGCGGGACGATCAGTTCCAACGCGATCCGCTACACGACGTGCAGATTCGCCCGCGCAACACGAGGATCGGGCTTGGCCGGCGCCTTCTTGGCCTCGGCCTTCTTGGCGGCTCGTCGTTGTGCGGTCGACTGCGCCGCACCCTCTCCGCGCTCGATCTCCCATTGCAGGGCCCGGCGCGACATTGGAGTCAGACCGCACTGTGAGAGCAGCTGGCGGATCTCGGCAGCCAAGGCCTTGCACTCGTTCGGCAAGGTGCTCGGGTGCCAGAACAACTGCATCAGGCGGGCCACCATGTACAGCGAGTCGATATCCGATTCAGTCCACTCCGGAACCATCGGCGATGACCACGCCCGCTTCCACCAGTCCTGCACCTGCTGATGCCACCGAGTGCCCTTGGGCAACTCCGGGACAGTCGGGTTGACCTGCGGTTTGAGTACTGCGCGAGTAGTTGTCGTGTTCCGCCGAGCACGTAGTGAAGGGTCTTTGGGGGTACGCGGCATGGCCGAACTCCTATGTCAGGATGGTTGACTCCCATGTCGGGAATGTCGTTGCGCGACAGGCGAATGCCCGCGATTTGAGCGAGTCCGGAAAATATGGGGATCCGTACACGGCGAAATTCACAGTGCGTTCCGGCTGTCCAGGCAGACCCGGGGAGAGGGTGGTGGCCTGGGTGGAAGGATGTCTCTGCCAGCTCAGACTGCCGTTGCGTCGCCCGTCTCGATCGTCCCAGTGCCGAGGTCTCGCCGCATACACGCGAGGAGCCTGATGCGTACGTCCCTCACCGTGTCCGCGTCTGCGTCTGGATCGCCGTTGTTGTACTGGTCATCAGCGGCAATTAAGAACTCACGCATCGCAGTAGCACCGCTATGCATATCGGCGACGAGCATCTGATCCCGCAGAAGCAGCGCTTCCATGCACTTCTGCTGGTATTCGCCGACGAACTCAGGTCTTCGATTAGATCCACCGCGGCCCAAGAAGGACATTACGTTAACGCTGTGAGTCAACTCAACTGCGTGATTGATGATCTTCTGACGCTCAATGTTGCGTGCCAGTTCCAGTTCGGATTGTCTATTCTGACGGGCTAGTTCAGCTTCTGCACGTCTGTCCGATCGAGCACGCGCGAATGCCGCGCGGCGGTCGCGCTGAGCTTCTCGTGCTGTCGAGCGGATTTGGATTCTCACACCAATGAGAGCAATGGCCGCTGCAGCAAGAGCGATAGCCGCCGCTAGCACCGTGGCGACGGGCTGGCTCAGTAATGTCTCGTGCGGAGCCATTCGGTCCAGAACCTCCGGCGGTACGTTCACCACAATCGCCTGAGTTGGTGACGGCGATGGCGTCGGCACGGGTAGCGCAGGCGGAATTGGTGGAGGTGGCGGCGGAGGTGTTGTTGGCACGTAGTGATTCTCGCCAATTCCTCTCGATGACAAGGCGGAATGGCTAGGCAAACGCTGTTTCGTTAAACCCGGTCCTCGGTCCTGGCCTTGTGGTCGTTGCATGGCCCGCACGCGGCACGCAGATTCTTCGGATCGAATGCGAGATCTGGCCGGCGCGATGCGGGCAGCTCCTTATCCACCACGGTGGCCCTACCTTTGCAGATTCCCTCGTACTGGATGCGGCAGCGGTAGCGGTCACGGTCCAGGATCTTCGGGACCAGCTCTCGCCATCGGCGCTGACTGGTGACCCGGCTGGAGGCGGTGCGTGGCCCGCTCCAAGCCTGCGTGTGCTCGGGGCAGTAGCGGGTGAAGCGGATCAGATTGGGGCATCCGGTCACTGGACACGGACGCGACGCTCGGGGCATCTGCACCTCCTCAGGCCACAGTCGAGCAAGTCCGTAGCTCACCCCTTGGCGAAGTCACACCAGTTAGTCCAATATGAAGGGGACGCCAGCAAAGGTGTGGCCAGGCGCAGGGAGGAGCTTCCGTGGGGATTGAACTGGTGGCACTAGCACTGATAGCAGTGTTACTCGGATGCTTCGGCTGGCAGTTGGCCCGCAAAGCCAGCCACGGGGATGCTCGCCGCACGCCAGATACCGGTAACCCGCGCCGACATACAGCGCCACGAACTGAGCGTTTTAGGCCTAGAGTTCCTGCACGGCGACGCCGCGACCGGTCAGGCAATACACCCGGGTATGGCCCAGAATCCAGGGCCGATACCGGATCCTACGGCTTCTTCGGCGGCTACGGCTCAGACCACGGTGGCGGTGGCGGGTTCTGCGATAGCGGCGGATTCAGCGACGGCGGCGGTGGGTGCGACGGCGGTGGGGGCGGCTGAACGCGGCCCGGAGGAGGGGCGGCAAATCGCATGGATGCGGCTGTCGACTGGCGAGCACTTGGGGGCTAGTGCTTGTGGAGGTGGGCAGCCGATCTGGTGGGTCGCGGTTGACGATGCCACTATGGCTGCAAGCCAATGCTTTCAGACTCCCCCGAGCAGACGGCTCATGATTTTCGCAGGCCAACCACCCGATTTTGGGCATAGTTGCTCTACTGCTATCCGTATTCTACGAGGTCAGGGTGCTAATTACAAGCGTGTGATTTTACGTCCACCAGTCAATGTCATCCGACGTCTGCTTGGACGGGATGAAAGCATCCATCAACTCGATCTTGGGCTGATATCCCCGACGCGCATCACCGCGCAGCAGCCCCAGTTTGATCAATTTGTTGGTGTCGTGCGAGATCGTCTTGTCACCAACCACCGCATACATAGCCGCGATCTCGGGGGTCAGGAACTGCAGTCTGGCCTTCGGAGTCCACTGCCCTTCGGGAAGAGCCAGGATTAGGGCGCGCCGCCGTTTCGACGTGACGCCCTGCGTCTCGTTCTGGAACACCTCGTGTACATAGTTCACCCAGGCCACATTCCGCTGCATGTTCTGCACTCTGGCGATTTGCATACGCAGCTGATCAACGAATCCGTCGGCGGCATACTCAATCAGCTCCTTGACCTCGCCCTTTCGCGAGGCGGCATCGAGGCATGCATAGTACCTGGTGCGAGTCCTGTTGTAGTGATCGGACAGCAAGCTGGTGGACACCCACGGGACGAGTCCAGAGTTGGCCAGGATCGCGCATTCAAGCGCGCGAGCAGTGCGGCCATTTCCGTTGCCGAAGGGGTGTATCCACGCGATGTATAGATGTCCGAGCACCGCCGCGTAGAACGCCTGGAAGAACCGCTTATCGGAGTCGACCTTCGAGTTATAGACCGGACCGAGCATCTCGTTGATCCAAGCGCACAACCGGTCAATGAGATATGGGACGTCCTCCGGAGGCGCAGCCCGGTAGACACTGCCAACGATCAGCTGCTTGGTTGTGTATTCGCCTGGGACAACGTGATCCTCGTCCGGGATGCCCTCAAGAATGCCCCGGTTCTGCTCTTGCAGCCACTCAGGGGTCACGAACCATTGCTCAGGCCGCTTCGCTTCTACGTCAATGCGGTGAAGAACTTGCTCCATATTCACCACCTCGCGCTCGAGATACTCCTGCGAACGAGGTAGGCGGTGACGGTCCGTCAGGATGTCAGCCACCTCGTCTTCACTGAGCGTGTTGCCCTCGATCGCCGTAGTGGCCGAGACTCCCTTGACGAGATAAAGCTGAGCGAGATCGGCAGCCAGCATGGGCTGTAGCGGGGTACCGGACAGATGCCGGCATTTCGAGAACGCTTCGCCCAGCCGGACACTAAGCTTTCCGAACTCACCTCCCTTAAACTCGAACGTTAGCCAGTGATGCGTGCTCTCATATTTCCTGGCGCCCACCAGGCAATACTAGAATATAAGGACATATTTGTCCATATCAATGTCCGCTTTAGCGTCCGCTGTCGCTTCCATCCTAGCTACTTACCAAGATCCATAGCCTCCTGGCCAGGCGCTTGGTGCCGATACCGGTACCGCTGGCCTAAGCGCTCATGCCCCCCTTGCTCATGCACTCCTTTTGCGCTCACGCCGACGATGGGTTGGCCTGTCGGATTGCTTCTCGTTGAGCTTGGCCACGACGTCGTCGTACCCGTAGAGTTCCTCGTAACCAGGTTGCGTCGGACATCGGAATGCTCGTTGAGCCGCGGCGGGACCAGCGGCGTTCCCAACAGACGCGCCTAACGTGCCGGGCGTTCCTTCGCCGCGAAAGCTGGCGCAATGATGATCAGCGAGAAGTTGGCAGTCACCAACACGACGGATGCGACCTTTATCCAGTCCGGCCCGGGATTTGACGACATGTGGGTCGTCCACCACACCATCGACCCCAGATAGGCAAAGTAGTAGATGACCAGAAACACTGGTTTTGCGTCCTTCAACGCAGCCATCAGTAGGTAGCGGTTCAGACTTCGACTCTCGCCATACTCGCCGCCATAGCGCCACACAACGGATCCATTAGCTAGCGGTATCACTTCGCGATCCTCACGTGCGACTTGCGCTACGAACGCGGCATCAATAATTCCAGCGATCGCAGCAGCATAGAAGAGCTTTTCCCCAAGTCCATCCAAGCCAAGTGACAACGCTGTGAAACATCCGGTGGACAGTGCCACCAGGCCGATTCGCGCAAACTGCTGCAGAATCCACTCGCCGCCCTTGGTTGGGTGCAGCTGCGCAGCTGCGAACATCAGCATTACGACCAGTGTGGCTGCGCTGAATAGCACCCCCGTGACATCCATTGAACCAGGATATTCCCAGGTAGCCGGCTCCGATGGGATTACAGCCCGTGTCTGATCCTTCCGGATTGATGCCCGGAACCCTAGCCCACCTGGCGTGAGCGCTCCCGGCGCCGATGCGTCGGCTTCTCGTTGAGCATGGCTACGACATCGTCGTAGGCATAGAGCTTTTTGCAGCCAGCAGTGAAAGTCTGGTTACGCTGCCCGTCGGCGTGTAGGTACGACCGGGGCGCTACGCGGCCGAGCACCTTGTAAAAGGTCGCCGACGCCGGAGCCTCGCCGGCGAGTTTCATCATGCGCAGCACATCGGCTCCGGTCATGGGCTGATCTCGTGCCCGGGCCCGCATGTCGTCGCGGAGCTCGTTGACGCCGTATGCGGTCCGGCACCGCGGGCACGCCACGACGGTCTCGCCCTTCTCTGCGTAGAGCTTCACCCCGCAGGCCAGCGGGACACCTTCGTCGTTCTCCCCCATCGACTTCGAGCACTCTCCGAAGAGCTGTAGCTCGGGGCGGTCTATAGCCCTGTGCGCCTTCCTGGTGAGCGCTACGAGTTCGTCGAACAGCTCAGCCGCGTTCTCCTCGGACATGATCGCCAGCAGGTTGTGAGCCAGCCAGCGCGCCATATCCGCGCTCGTCGCGGAGTATCCGACGCGGATCCGTCGCCATCCGGGCCGCAATGGGCCGATGAAGTCGGGCTCCACCGAGTCCAGTGGCAGGAACCGGATCCCGCGGTTCTCAGTGAGCTGCTTGACCCACGAGGTCAGCTCGGCGTGGACCTGATGGCGCAGCTTGGAAGCGCGGCTATCCGGGAGCAACGGCATGGAGTCGGGGGCCGTACGCACGCTGCTCGAGCCCATGCGGGTCTGCAGATAGGCAGACTCCATCAGGCGGTCCAGGTACCAGATGATGCCCGGCTCCTCCCCTCGCGCCTCGGTGCCCTTGCGGCGGGCCACTTTCTGACCTACAAGCAGGCGACGAATGGCCTTGCCGCAGTTCCAGCACAAGAACAGCTCGCAACGTTCTCCACAGCGAGTGCATTCGGTCACGCGATCCGCACCTTTCCTCCGTACATGAACAGAAACGACGTCTGTTGGAACAACTCCTCGTTCCTTGGATGATCGGGCTTCTCTCGGATCAGACGAATCACGTTGCGCACCAATAGAAGGGTCACCATGCGCTTCCCCGGGTAGACCATCCACTGCTCTCGCGGATACTCGGGACCGATCGCGTCTCGCCGGTCAGTGCTGCGCTTGAAGTTCGACCAGTCAACAGGGTCGAACCAGTCGTCGATGTTAAATGGGTTCTCTGGCATACGCTCCGCGACCAGCTCCGCGTACTCAGCCCCTACCTCGGACTCCAACGTGTCGAGATCAGTTGCGCCCATATGTCACCTCCACTATCTCGATGTCGTCCTGGTTGGCTTCCAGTTCCGCTATCGCTCGCAGTACGGGCGAGTCGTTAGTCACTAGGCCACCGCCTCACCGTCACGCTCAGATCAGTTATGCCTTTGACGAATTCGCTGACAGATGCCAGCCGAAGTTCCAAGGCCTTGCACGTCATGCAGAACCACACACGGTCGTGATGCTCGTCGGATTCGGAGCAGAGCTCTCGGGCCTGGCGGGAAATGGCTGCGGAGGCATTCATCGCTCCAACTCCTCTGTTGGATAGACTCGTTTAGCGGTCTCACAGGGCCACTCACCGCCACACTCTGAGCAACACGCCCAAGGGATGTTGTCAGGGAAGGCGTATCTGGTTTCGGGCTTGTGTAGTTCCTGTACCGACTTAGCTATCTCACGGGCAGCGGCAGCGCCAACATCACTCAGGAGTGCCTTGAATACGGGTTGCTCCATGGGCTCAGCCGAGGCAGGCATCGCCTCAATCGCCCGTTGTGCGGCAGAGATTGCGGGATCGGTCATCGGAACCTCCGTCGTATCCGCTGCCACAGAGAGGGTTTAGTCAGTCGTTCGAAGGTCTTGCGAGCGCTACGCAGGCTCTCCTGCATTCGGCGGAGCTCATCCACCCTGGGGCGACCGTAGGTCTCGATCCGGATCGTCCCGTCGGGCATTTGCACCCCAACGAGATCACCCTTCTGCGGCCCCGGGAAGCCTGGCTCGTATGACGCCCGGTCCGCTTTGATTTCACTCATGCCGCGGCCTGCTTCACGGGTAGTTCAGGTAGTGGCCGCAGGCTTGCGTCGCGCCGGCGCCAGCCGTGGCGCCAGTAGACCTTGAGGCGCGCCTCCCCGATGGTCGATGGTTCAAACTCGCCCATGGTGTCCGCGTTGTAGCCCTCGTCGTACGCCGTCCACTCGAAGACCTGATCCCATAGCAGGGTGACCATGACCTGGCAGTGCTCACACTCTTTCCACGTCCAGGCGCCGTCGCCGTTGGCGTTGAACGCTCTGAGGTACCGCTCCCCCGGCTCGATCTGCCGGTAGCACATGCAGCATCGATGAGGTTTCCGTGCGACCGGATGCTCACGTAAAATGGTATTCATCCCGCTTTCCTTCCATTGCCATTGCTGTTGTCTCGCTTGACCTTGCGTCTATCGCGCTCAGACAGTCCGCCCCAGATCCCGAAGCGCTCGTCGTGCGCGAGTGCATACTCGCCACACTCCGCGGTGACCTCACAACCCCGGCAGACGGCCTTGGCCTGCGCGGTGGATCCGCCCTTCTCAGGGAAGAACGCCTCGGGGTCGGTCTGTGCACACAGCGCGCGCCCTTGCCATTCCAGGTCATCCGATGCTGACGTGACGTGAAGCGCGAGAGACCTTGGAAGCGTGAGGCTCTGCTTGGGCTTGTAGGCGCCGCGGCGTGGCTGTGGCATCACGCACCCGCTTTCAGTCGACCAACACATGGGCAGTCCTTGAACCCAGGTCCGTTCGGCCGCGGGCATTTACGCCCCGCTGGGGCCTCGCAGTCCGGGCAGTCGCGGCGGATCGCGTCGTTCACGTCATACGGGCCGGGCCGCTCCGGGCGGCCAATGTCTTCCTCGTAGTCGCTCACCAGCCGCCCCCACATCGGCATTCCGCTGGGATTCGATTGCAGCCAGAACACCGGATTGTCTTGCTGTGACGGTCATATGCACCGACGTACAGCTGCCACCGACCGCACGAACACCGACCCAAATCAGGCTTGCCATTGCAGGTGCACCCGGGATGGTTGCAGGTCATAGCGGCATCACCGGGCCGATGTAGTCCGAGACCGACTTGCCGGTCATCCCGCAGCTGCACGCACCTGCGCTCCCAACAAGCTGTCGTACCGATTCCTCGATGTGCTTCTTGCAGTCATCACAGAGGTCGTAGACCTTGTAGTGGTCCGTGTCGCCCGGTCTGACCCAGCCATGGATGCGGGCCGCCCACTTCGCTTCCTGTTCGCATCGATTCTTGTGACACGGACATACGACGAACAGGCACTGGCATGCCTTCGCGCCCATGCCGCCGACGATCTCGGCGATGTCGATAGCGGGACGCTCTAGGACGCCCGTGGAGCCCTCAGAATCCCCACGCGCACTCAGTTCCACCACCGCACCGGGGTTCGTGGCGCTGTGGGCAAGCTGGAGGGCAAGCGCGCAGCGCTGCCCGAACTCCCCAGGGTCACAGGTAAATCGCTCTACCCCCCTGCGCGCGATACCCAACGTAAGACGAGATTCCCAAGGTGAGTAGTTCTTCGTTAGTCCGTCCGTCCGTCCGTGCATTGCATGCGAGCATTGCTCGTGGTCGATGCTTGGGCGATGCTCTAAGCAATGCTTGGAGCACATGCTTAGAGCAGATGCTTTAGATGGCGCTAAGACTGGCTCCACCCTCATCGCCTCCCTTCTTTCCCCATCGGGCCGCAGCGCCCTTCATGGCCCGCTCGCGCCGCTTCTTGGCCGCCTCATCGGACAGCTGGTAGTCGTCCCAGTCCTTGATCTGCCAGCCACCTGGGGCCGATAGCCAGAGGTTCACGTTGACCAGACGCGTGGCATCGGCCTTGCGCGCGTGGATGAATGGCAGTGCTGCGGCCGGGATATAACCCGCGGTCTCGTGCTTACCGCAGTACCCCAGTCCGAAGTGGAACACCGCGATGGCCCGGAACTGGTTGTCGGCCACCAGCTCCAGGATCTTCGGATGGTCGGCCAGTTGGGTGTCCAGCCGGATCCATGGCAGTCCCACTACGAGGCCTCCTGATTGGTTACTTCGGGCTTGGCAGTGGCGATGAACTCGGCCAACTTGGCGTCGTATTCGTCCAGATGGCGCCGCAAGGACTCGGTGCTGTTGTGCCGATTCCCTATACGAAGCACTGCATCCTGGAGACCGCCTAGAGCAAGCGCGGCCTTGCCGATGCGCCCCAAAAGCTCCAGATTCACGTGGTTTCGAGGCGTCCAGTCGTAGTCACTCCAGTCGATCCGGGCACCAATGGACTCCTCGATGAGCTTGAGGCGCTGAGCCGCCTGGCCACTCTCGGGTGCTTCACGCATCCGGCGCTCCACCTCATGCGCGATCAGCTTCTCGCGGTCGACATCCATCTGCTTGGCGCGTTTGGCTACGGTCTCCCGGATCTCTTTCTCCCGCAGCGTGTCGTAGCGCGCCACGATCGAGCGCATGGCATCCCAGGAGGGTGTGTGATCGGGCTTCACCGCGGCCGGCGTGTGGATGGCCATTCGGGTCTTCGACCTACCCGGAGACATCAAGCCCCAGCCGGGCGGGAGCTCGCCGTCCTGGACGATGGACAGGTCGTTCACCACCAGCCACCAGGTGTGACACTGGTCGGCCCATTGGTCGGCCTTGCCCGGCTTATTCAGCTCATTGAGCCAATCGGCCCGGCTGACCTTGAGCTCGTGCCCGACCAGGATGCGCCCGCTCGATGAGGTGAACCCGACGTAGATGGCATCCGCGCGAGCCGATGCGCCCCAGCTGCCGTTGCCACCCACCTCGTGCAGGAAGACTCCACCGGGTAGCGGCTGGCCGGGCTTTATGTAGTGCCGACGCAGAAGCGCTAGCAGATCAGTAGTTTTCAGCGTGGACAGTGCGGAAGCCATCAGAACTCCATCGAGTCGCGTAGTTCGGAACATCCACCGTCCTGGTCGCATCCGAGTCGCCGCGCTTTGTCGGCCGGGGTGAGCTCGCCGAAGCACCGGCACAATACAAACTCGTCGTCATCCTCGAGATCGCGCCTCACGCCACAACCCCCTGTGCATCCGTAGCGGTGAGCAGCGCGCGGAGGTGTTCAACTTCTGCGAGTAACCCGCGCACGAGTTCCGGTGAGTCCGCGAGGAATTGAGCGTGCTTGTTGCGAACGCCCACCACATCCGCTCGATAGACCTGAGGGTGGTCACGTGGAGTGTCGTCAGGCAAGCCCCGGTTGCGCGCAACCTCATAGATGGCTAGGTCGCGGCCGTACTCAACGAACAGTGCGTCCGGGCGTCCGAACGCCAAGTAGTGATTAGGGTGGTTGCGGCGAGCCTCGATGTAGTCCTGGCGGCCGATGTACTCGGACAAGTCCTGGCGCTTCCACTCCTCACCAATCTGCTCATCGGTAATGGTCTCCACACAAGTACGCAGAACGTCCACCACTCCAAGTCCAGGCATTCGGCCGCAGAGTCCAATGTCCCCGACGTCTGTATTCCCACCCCAGAACCAGCGGCCCGGGATGATGCCCTCCAGCGACTCTCTCGCCCATGTGACGATGTCTTGAGATCCGTTGTCGCTCATCACTCACTCACTTTCTGGTCGGCCTCGAATCCGGGGCCGTCGCATGGGGTCTTGCCGGAGAACCACACCCACATCCCGCACTTCGGGTTCGCGTGGTCGTTGTGATCGGCGCGGAAGTGCCCGCAGATGCAGATCGGGCTGTCGCTCATATGTCACTCAATTCGACGATCTCGGCGGGCCGTATGCGGTGATCGTCGTTCCTTGCTCCCGTTGAATCAGAGGTGAATTCAGCGCAGTCACACAGGCCACTGCCGCGCTCGTACGTGGCCCAGTGAACGAAGTGGCAGTGCGGAGCCAAGGACCCTTGGTGGTGGCTCCGGGTATGTCCGCACACACATGTCGGGTTGTCGGTCATGCCGCTTGGCCCTTCCGCCGTAGTTGCGTCTTCAACGAGTCGAGTCGGATGCTCATCGCTTCGGCGATCTGCTTGTCGTCGCCATGGACCCACCGGTAGTCCTCGTACTCCTGCATCCAGGTCGACTTGCCGCCGAGATCCGCCGCGACGCTGGGGTCATCGATGGTGTCCTCGTCCCAGGCGAAGGGCACGGGCCATCGGTTCGCGCTCGCGTGCCGGCGAGCTCGCTCCGAAGGGCCCGGTGTCAGGTGCAGCCGGGTGAATAGCTCGGCGATCTCTCGGGCACGCCGGGCAAGTACGCGCTCGCGTTTCAGAGTGTTCAGGAGCACGTTGCGGTGAGTGCCCATCATCTTGGCCAGGGCATCGAAGCTCCACCCGATCGCCGCGAGCGCCTGTAGTCGACGGATGGTTCCTACCGCACTCACATACCCACAGCCGGCGAATCGCCCTGGGATGGGGATCGTGAGAATGCATTGAGCGGTGAGCTTGCGAACGGAGTCGTACTCGCCATACCGAATCAGGCGCACGCCGTGCTCACTCATCTCGGCCAGCTCGGCGATGTGCGCCCACGGCAATCCGGCTTCATGAAGCAGATCCAAGCGTGCTCGCACTGGCGCGCTATCGACGTACCCGCGTTCGGCCAGCTCGTAGTGCTGCTTGCAAAAACCTTGCCGGAAACTACTTCTCGACACCGCGCGGCTGTGGCTGGAGCAGTTGGGTCGTGCGCACTTCATGCCGCCACCAGACTTCCGTCATCGCACAGCCGCACCTTCTGCTCGTGGCGGTAGAACACCGCGACGTCCGCGGGCTCTTGGTTCTGGTCGACGATGAACCCGAGCTTGCGCGCCTCGCCCCGCTCCCCCGTCTCCAGGAAGCTATGGCACCAGGTGCATGCCATGAGCCCATTGGCGGCCAGGCGAGACGAGTGGCGCTTGGTGCCGCCGCTACCGCGGGGCCGGCGATGGTGGCCGACCAACTGACTGCCGCTGCCCTGGCATACCCGGGGCCACTGAACCTCGCAAAGACCCCCGCAGCGCTCGCGCATGAGTCGCAGGGCCTCGGTGGTGAACTCGGCGCTCATGCGACCGACCGCCGCTCGATCATCAGCCACGTATGCGCGAGCCGGATCTCACTGCTGGTCATCGGCCGGGCCCAGCGCGGGTTGAGCATTGCCGCTATGGAATTCATGCCCAGCTCGCAGTCATGGCACATGCAATCCCGGTGGTCGCGCACGACGCAGTAGCGCCCGCATCTGTCGCAAAAGGCGTGCTTCATGACAGGCTCTCGACACCCACGGTGATCAGGTCGCGTGAGCTTGGCGGTGTGACGGCGTTTCCTGCCTGGCGGGCCTGTTCACGGCGGTTGCCCTTGATCACGTAGTCGGCCGGGAAGTCCATGGCGCGCTTCTGCTCGTGCGGTTCCAGCATTCGGAATCGGACATCACCGATATCGATCGTGGGGCGCTCGGTGCTCAACAACGACTGGTGTCCCTCGGTGGTCAGCGTGCGCATTGGCTCCGATACGGGCGTGACCATCTGGGCTGGGTTGCCACGCGGGGTGTTGTTGCGCATCAGCAGCGCATGCCGATCGCGGGTCGTCACCGTCGATAGCGGTTCGTTGACCGTCACGGTGCGGCCCTTGCCGTTGTAGGTGGTGACGAGCGCGTGATGATTACCCGAGGCCGTGACGGTGGCCAGTGGGTGCGCCACGGGACGTGCGTCGCTACTGCCGCCACGTAGCTCGGCGATGAACGCCAGCCCGTCGGTTTCCCGGGTGGTGCGAGTGGAGAACGGCTCGCTGGTCGGCGCGGCGTCTTCGCGCCAGGTGCCCCCGCACGGCACCAGTAGTCCCGTTTCGTTGCGGGTCGTCATCGTCCGTACGGGCTCGGAAACGGGCCGCGCCTCCTTGCCTTCGCGCCCTTCAACGGGCACCAGCAGCGGCAGCCAGTACCGGTCGATGCCGGCGTGTACGCGGGCCATCGTCTTGGGCGCCAGTGGCCCGTAGCTCACTTCGCCGGTCTTCTTGTCGACGAACTTCTTGATCGGCTTGTCCCCGAGGCGTTCGCCAAGTAGTGACCAGTCGATAATCTCTTCGGCCGCACGCACGACGGGTTCTATGACCTGGTTGCGGCACTTGACGTTTGGGCAGCGGTACATGTACTGCTGGCGGTACCGACCGACGGTGTTGCCGGGTTTCTTGAATACCTGCATGGCGTTGATGGGCCCGCAGTCGGGGCAGATCGCCCGAGGCCGTACCACCCGCTCAAGGTCCGGGGCTCGGTTCGTACGGCGCCAGAAAACGACGTAGAGGCGGTCGCGGGACTGCGGGGCGCCATCCCCGCCGAGCTGGGCGTGCATTGAATTCAGCATGACGAGCCGGTGGTCGTAGCCGAGGCTGTCCATTGCGGCTAGCCATGCTTGGAACGGCGCCCACTTGGCTACCTCGACGACGTTCTCGACAAACACCACCTCGTAGCGATGGAATTCGGAGAACCGCACGACATCCCACATGGTTGCCCGCGAGCGCTCTGCGGCTTCGTCGGGCAGTGTGTCGCCAAACAGATCGGGCTGGGCGTCTATCCGCTTCTGGCCCTTGGCCTGTGAGTGGTTCGTGCACTCGGGAGAGAACCAACCGAATGTCGTCTTAGGAAAGTACTTCGGGTGGATCTGCGACAGATCCGCGCAATAGTGGTCCGCATCCGGGTGGTTCTCGTTGTGCGTATCCACCGCAAGCTGCCAGTGGTTCGCAGCGCACCGGACCGATACACCCGGCACCTGAATCGCGCCCGTGCTGGAACCACCTGCACCACAGAAAAAGTCAGTCAGCGAGATATGCAGGCTCATGCGGCTGACCTCTCCATCGCCTCGAAATGGTCGATGGTGGCCTGCAGCTGCTCCAGGTCGGTCGTTGAATTCAAGTCCCCGCCGTACTCGCTGTTGAACCAGGCGCCCGCGGCGGACGCCTCGATCCGCCTGTCCTTGAGGAGCGCCCGGAGGGTCAACTTCATCTGCTGCGCCGGCGGAATGTCAGATGCCTGCAAGGGTGTGGTCTTGCGCGGCGACATGCCGGGCTTCATCACGTCGAAGATTAGCCACTCCAGCGAGAAATCCTTCACCGACCTCGGCTGGTCCACGCCGGGGCGCACCCCGTACGTGGGCGAGCGGACACCGACAATCACCGGCGGCCGCTCACGGGAGAGCTGTACCCAGGCGGTTGCTTCGTACGCCAGGTCTTTCTGGCCCTCCACGCGGTAGTCGCGCTTACCGGTGGGCTTTCCGTCCTCAACCTCGGCGACTTCCTTGCCGCGGGCAGTCATAACCACGATGCCGGGGAATGCCACGAGCATGCGCATCAGCTGGTAGTGCCGCTCGCTGACATCGTTCCAGAAGTTCATCGACGGCTTGATCTCAGCGTCGGGGTCCTTGGCCAGCTTGGCGCGATTGGCCGGGGTGTTCCGCGCGCGCTGGTCTGCCCAGTCCTTGAGGAACGTCCACTCGTTGGTCATAGAGTCGACGACCAGCACGACCGGCGACTCACCTGCCTGGTGCGCGGCCCTGGCGAGCTTGGCCACTTCCTCGACCTGGTGCACGATGTCGTGCCAGGTGCCGTCGTGCTCGATGATCAGGTAGTCAGCTCCAGGGATGACCGAGTACTCGTCGGCGGCGTCTTCTCCCAGGTCGAGCCAGTACGCCTGCCCGATCCTGTCCGAGGCGGTGAACTGCGCAGCGGCGTAGGTCTTCCCGGACTTCTCAGGCCCCTCGATCAGCACAAGCGGGAACGGGACGATTCCGGTGGGCTTGCGAACAGTCAGGCTCATCGCGGCGCCATCCTCTCCGGACCTAGGTCGGCAGCATCGATGTAGTCCGCGTGGGAGATAGTCCGGGCTATCAGTTCCTTGACCTCGTCAAAAGACGGCTGCACAAGCACAGTCCCCAAGCCCCACAGGTGGATCCGCGTGTTGTCGCGACTCGGCTCGACGCTGGCGATGTGGTCGAGATTGAGCAGCACGGGGCCAATCGGCTTCGCGTCAGCACCAACGCTGATGCGTTGAAGCTCGATCCACAGTTCACTCACGCTTGCACCTCCTCATCAAGGGCGGTGATGTCGTTCTCGATGAACCAGATGAGGTCGGCCAGGGAGCGCCGTCCCAGTAGCTCGGCGAGGTGCTGGTCCGCATCCTTAAGCAATCGAGTTGTGGTGTAGGCGTTCGGTAGCTCCAGCCCTACCCATGGGCATACCTCGCCCTCGGCGTCGACTAGGCACCCGTCATTGGCCACCATGTCCGCTGACATCTGCGCGAGGAACGAGGTGCGCACCGCGGGGACAATCTCGGTGGGCCAACGTTTCTGCACCCACTGGGCCAGTCGGTCCGGGTCTTCCACCTTGATCTTGGCGCTTGGCTGCACGCGCGTTGTGGATGACACCTCCACCTTTTTGTCGGCGATGACGACGTGTCCCTTGACCTTCTCCTCGGGGAACTCGACCTCGGCTCGCTCGTTGGCATCCGCCTCGATCCTCTTGAGCTGCTTGCGAACCCAGGAGATCATCCCAAGTACCTGAGCCGCCTCCCTGCGTCGAGATACGCCAGCAGTCGGAGCGGCCCCATCGGCCTGTTCCCGCACATGCTCAATGGCCTTGTCCGGATCAGCGGTACGCCAGTCGGGCCACGTGCGCTGCTCGTTGCGCGCCTGCTTCTCAACAATGGCGTCGATGATCTGTTGCGACTCCCACCCGGCTCGCCAGGCGCCATCGAGCGCCAGGATGATGACATCCACCCACTCGCTGATGTCCGTAGGTGAGGAACGAATCTCGTCCAGTTCCTTGGTGATGTGGTCGATCACTCCATTGGTGCGTGGTCCGGGACCGAACGTCGCCAGACTGAATTCGCGTTGGCGGTCCAGGTGTGCCGCATCGATTACCGAGGTCATTGCTTGTCTCCCACCATGCCCATGACTGCTACCGCCATCTCTTCGGGCGGCAGCGATATGCCTGTGCGCTCGAACACCACCTCGGGTGTTCCGGGGTAGATGCCTACGCGCATTCCGTTGAATCCCAGCGTCACCCGATCGGTATCGATCGCCTTGATCGCCGCTGCGAGCCGTCTGCCGTTGATGGCGACCTTTGTGGGGGCGCCCGAGAATTTGTGCGGCTCCAGCTCATCGCGCGTGAGAGCATCGCCGCCGAGGTTTTGGACGGCAAGGCTCCCCTGGCTCGCGAACAACTCGATGCGGGCGTAATCCCCCGAGCTGAAAGCGGAAGCGCGGCTGAGCATGGTCGCGAGCTGGCTCTTGGTGACCCCGCACGCCGCGGTCAGCTCCTTGGGATACACCCGCTCCACTGAGGGGTACGGGTAGGCCAAGATGCTCATCGTGGACGCAGATCCGCTACCCGATATGGCGAATAGGTTTTCGTCCCAAGACAACTCGATTGACGCGCCGAAGCCCTTCCAGGGGCCCACCGCATCGGCCAACAGCCCGGCAGGAACGTCCACACTCGTCACCTCGCCGGCAGCGAAGTTGAAGGGGATCTGCTTGACGATGACTGAGCACTTGTCACAGGCCGTCAGCTCGAGGTACGCCTCGGTGGCCACCAGGTGCACCGCCGACCACTCGTGGGACGCAGGATCGCCGTCCGCGAATGGCGCCGCAGCGGCGACAGCCGCGCTGAACTCCGCCGCCATCACCGAACCGACAACGCGGTTCTCGGCGACCTGTGGCAGCTGCGGGTAGTAGTCGGCCTCCATGAGCGGGAGCACGAACGAGGCCTTGCCGCAGGCAACCGAGAGCGTGCCGCCCACGGCCTCCAAGACAACCTCGGCCTCCGCAGGCAGCAGTTTCCAGATGGTGGCAAGCAGTCGGCCGGAGACCAGCACCGGGCCGTCGACCTCGTCCACCTCGGCGGCGATCTCCATCCGGATCGAGCGCTCGTAGTCGTAACTGCTCAGCGCCACGGACCCGATCAACGGCTCGATAAGGATCCCGGCCAACGTGGGGGTGTCGGCAGCGCGCGGTAACCCCGCTGCGACAGAAGCGATTGCAGGCGCGAAGGCGCTGGAGCGCACAGAGAATCTCACAGGAACTTCTCCGCATCCTGCTCGGTCAGAATCACGATTCGCGCGACGATGGCGCGGGTGAAGCGCAGCAGGGGTGAAGTCACCGGTGATCACGATGCCCTCAGTGCTGAACTTGTCCACTTCTGCTGTGTATACGGTCATGCCACTACCTCCTGATACATCACGCACGAGCACGGAACCGGTTGGGACCAAACCCCAGTGGACATCCGGTACTGGATGACCCCATGGCCTTCGCACAGCAGGCACACTTCGCCATCGGCCTTCGCGAAAATGGCACGCGCAGAGGCCACAGTCTCGATATCTGCCAGCGCCGCGTTGTCACGAATCAGCTCGGCCAACGAGTCGTCGAAGTTCTGCAGGCTCATCGGCCACCACACTCAAACCACAACACAGCGGTCAAAAACGCTGTGAACACCAGCATCCAGCCGATCGCGGTCCAGTTCTGGATCCGCAGCCGCGCAGCCTGTTTCGCACACGGAGCGCACGGCTTGAACGTCTGATGCACTGTGCACACCGGCACCGTCAGCTCGATCATTTACCCTCCCCCGGCTGCGGATAGTCGGGATGCTGACCCGCCATGTGGCGCTCCAGATTGGCGAATGATCTATTGCAGCAAGGGCACACACCGTTTGCGATCCGCTTCTTGGTCTTGGTCAGCTGGCCCTTGGTTGCGGCATGCGCGCGGCGCTCCGACTCCAGACGCCGCTGCTCGGCGCGGATGTCGGCCTCGCGAGCCTCCACCTGCCGCTGCAGCCGCTCGGCACGCTCGCGTTGCTTCTCAGCCTCGGTCTTGCCGTAATAGTGCTGGGGATGACCTGCCGGGCAATAGAAGTTCACGTGATCATCGCGGCGTCGGCGCTGGAAATCAGCAGGCATTGCGAACGCCATGCCACAGTTGCAGCAGTGCTCGACTATCAGCTGCTCGGTGTACTCCAGGGTCGTCATGCCGCATCCCACCTCGGCGCGTCAATCCACCAATCCCCCGCCAGCGTCGGCTTGTAGCCCAGCTCGTCGGCGATCTCGATGTAGCAGCCCCCAAACCAGTTCGGGTCCTTGTTGAACTCCGGCACCGGGACACCGGTCGCCTCCGACACGTCGAAGGCCACTCCAATCAGGTGGCCAATCGTTACCCCGATCTCCACGAGGTCGTCCTCGGCATCCAGCTCGTCTTGTACGTCTACGCACAACAGTTCTGTCGCGTTCATGCCAACCTCCCCGGCGCGACTCCCGCAGCTGCGATGTAGCGCTGGAGCAGATCGGTGTGGCGGGGGCAGAACGTGTTGACCGACAGCCGCAGGATGCGGCCCGCGTCGTACGACGAAAACCCCTCCCCGGCAACAAGTACCCCCACACGGGTCACACCTGGCAGCGTTGGAGTGGCATCGAGCTGCTTGCAGACCAGACCGCCATAACTGGCCGCATAGTCACTGGCGTAATCGGCATGTGCCGGTGGCGAGCACACAACTACCGCAGAAGTCGTCGCGGCCGCGAGGGCGGTCCGCCCGACTCGGGATATGGTTGATCTAGGCTCCCTCATGCCAATGCCTTTCCATGAGAGGTGTTGGTTGATAGGGCACCGGCGTCCGTTGGACCCGCCAAGATCAGACGGACGTCGGTGTTCACAGACCGTGTTCAGTTGTGGACGATCAGGCGGAGATCTGCCTCGACTTCACATATGCGCGCAATTCGTCCAATTCCCAGCGGAATCGGCTACCTACCCGGATCGGCTTGGGGATCTCATACTTGCCTTCTCGGACCCACTCGCGCAGCGTCTCGGGGTGGATCTTGAGGATTCGAGCCGCCACCTTGGTAGTGACGAGAACGGGGGCGCCACCTGATTCGGTCACGGGCGTACCTCGGCGAGCTTGCCGCGCAGGAACGGTATTCCAGACGGCAGCACGAAGGCGGTGGCGTATGGAATCGTCTGACCCGAGGGGTGCTCGTACGTGCCGGGAATCACCTTGAAGTGATGCGAGTACCGCTGGTACGGAAGGTTATTGCCGCGCTGGAGGATACCGAGCTTGCGTAGCTCGGCCATCATGATGTTGCGACCCCAGCCGAGAATCTTTGCCGTGGCGTTCATAGAGAAGCAGCCATCGGCGTCCATGAGGTGGTCGTAGAAGTCCGCCTTGGGGGCGAGCTCAATCACCCTCGCCTCGGCGACTTCCGCGCGCTCAGTGAGCACGGCGACCCGGCGCGCCGAGACCTCCAGCGCGCGGTGGATGATCTCGTCGTCGGTCATCGGCGCCGGCAACTCGACCTCAGCCTGACGAGTCTTCACCACGAAGTACTCCTGAGCTGCCGCGACTTCCGGTTTACGTGGGTCACCGTTCAATGCGATCAAGTAGGCAGCGAACCGAGAAACTTCGTAGTCGAGCTGCGGCCTGCCTCCTGTCTTTTTCGGGGTAACCCGAAAAAGGTTCGGGACCTTGAACCCCTGATTGTGCGCCGCCTGCTTTGCACGCTCGATGACGTGCTCGAAGTCCTCCCATCTGGCGTACGCCATTCGACCCATCAGCCAACGAGCAGACCAGTAATCTTCACCTCCTTGCGGGTTCGGCGTCCGACCCTCGTCGAAAGGAGACGGCAGGCTCCTCTGATACCCGGGGACCGAACCAGTTGTTCTAACGTTCATGCGGCTGACCCCTTAGCGGAAGGGGCAGCCATCAGAACGCGGTGATCGCTGAGCCCAAGCTCGGCGATCAGACGCGAATAGAAGACCGCAGAAACCCGCAGGGAGTGGCCGAGCTCGATCTTGTTGATGTACGAGCGATCTACTTCCAGCTTCTCGGCAAGCTCGGCCATGCCCCGGCCCTTGAGCTCGCGAATCACCCGGCATGCAAACCCGTTTATCCGAATGGTTGTGACTGGCATGATTCAAAGCTAGTCACTTCTAGTCATTTATGTCAATACCTTAGACCAGGAACATGGAAATATATGGCTATCTTCGTCTAGATACACTCGTATCACCGTCATCAGGGATTACTTACAAGCATGTAAGTGACTGGAAGTCGGTAGATGTTCCTAGCTGTGACTGACATGCTGTAACCGTGAGTACTAAAGACGGGTTCACCGAAGAACAGCGCTCCCGAATCGGAGGCGCGGTTGAGCAGGCTCGGATCGAACGGGGTTGGGGCAAAGAGGCGGCGGCACGCCATGCAGGTATCAGCTCGATTACCTGGAAACGGGTTGAAGATGGCCTCTCTGTACGAGACACGTCCTTGCGCGCGATCGAAAAAACGCTTGGCTGGCCGCCAGGGCACATGGCTCAGCTCGGCGGCGAGCCCGGGGAAGGCACCCTACTCAATCGAGATGGCTCCCAACAGTTCATCAAGGCGCTCGAGCGCCGGAATAAGGGCACCCAGACGCAACAAGACGAGGACTACATCCAAAGATTCATGGCCGAGGAGCGGGCAGGCATCACCCCCGATTCACCCGAACTCGCGGACGTAGTGCGCGAAGCGTTCGATTCATGGAATGAAACCATCACGCTGGGCATGCGTCTTATCGAGGAGCCTCACCTCTCCGAACACGAAAAGCTGAAAATTCTTCTAGACGTGAACCACATGACGCGGTTGCTCAACGACCACCTTGTGGTCAGCTCGTACGCGAGCACCGACCTACGAGCGCGAGACTGGCTTCCGGATCTATTTCAATGGCGAGAGGACGGCGAGCGGTTAAGGAAGAAGATTGAGGCGCAAGTCCTCGCAGAAAGTGATAAGACTCGCGAAACCTCGGAGCCAGGGCTAGCGAACGGCCCGCGGCCCGCCTTTACCCGTGAACAGGTTATCGGCATCCTCGACCATGCTGGCGACCCCAAGGAAGTTCTCGGCGATAGGGACGACGACCTCCAGTAGCGGGGTTGACCACGTCCGTATCGAATGCCTAACTAGTAGGTCCGCGAATCGGACAAGCAGATCCCAACGTTGATCTGCGTCGCCGTCGCTGTCCACTGGGCGCGTCGAAAGACTTGAGCTAAGAGGACCTAATTGTCGTCGTACGACGACAGCGGAGTCACCGTCGTCTTCTGCAGACGACAGTATTTCGGTATCGTTCTCCATTGGCGGTAAATTCCCCTTCCCTGGTAAATGCGCTGCCGTAGGACGCCCCGGGTGCTGGAATCACCTTGGGGCGTCCGCCATGTCAGGGGTCTGACACGACGCTGCTCTGCTATTGGACAGCCCGCGAAGGGGCTCCGCAAGCACATGCGCATGGATTCGCTTTCCTTCTTCAACTTCTCGATCTGAACTCATTCTGAGGGGCACATCGCCCCTCCTCTACAACGCTATTTACGCCGGGTGACAGCCTCCGCAGCAGGGGGTGCCACGGACTAGAGACGGTTTTCGGCAGCTGTCTAACACAGCGGACGATTCGTTCATGGCCAGATGTAAGCACAGCCCAAGGGGTCTCGCAACGATCTAACTTTAGCCCTTCTAGCAGTGCATTTGCTGTTGCAGCTACATCTGCGCCCTGCATCACGCTCTGCATTGCGCCCTTCGTTTCACGCTTCGTAGGGCGCTTCGTTGTGCCCTCGCCCCACGCCTGATCGCGCCCTTTGTCTGCCCTTCGTTGGGCGCTTCGTGGGATCCTTCGTTGCACGCTGTGGCGCCGCCTTCGGTAGGTGAAGCCATCGCCGGTCGAGCTAGCTGAGGCGTAACACGCCGATTCCACGGCCCCTGAGGTCAAGACGTGAGCGGCGAACGGCATCATTGCAGCTTTTTACGCAGCTCAGGGCGCTTCCGGCGCCTGATTTTTGTCAGCGCCATTCCACCAAATGTGGACAAATCCGGATTTCCGGACTTAGCATTGGACACGACAAAGCCTCCTCTGTTCGCACGGTCGAGCGTTTGGTCATGGATGGCCTTGGTGTTGCAACCACCAGGGCCATCCGCTTGTTCAGCGGTTCACATCTCAGTGTGACTTCGGTTTCGCGCGTTGTCTATTCACTCAAATCTCCATTTATCGTGACGGCCGGATATACGCATACCCGGCACTTTTGACCACCGCACTTTCGGACAATCTCTGGTTCCATTGTCGGTCACGTTTGGGGCCACGGGTACGGTCACGCACTTTATCGACCAGATTCCCACCGCAAAGAGTCCTCCCAGCCCAATTTCGGCCATGGTTTCGAAGCTATCGAGCTGGCGTGACATCCGACCACCACTCAGGGCAGGTGATCTCCGCCGAGTCTCACAGTCCGTGAGAGGTGGATGTACCAATCGTCTTCCTTCCATGATTCGGGCCGTAGAACCGCAGCCAGCCAACCGCCAACCACCAACGTCGAAAACTTTCGGACGGTCGCGCAGCCCCCTGAGCTAAGCACACGATCGACACAAGAACAATATCGAGGTATCCAATTCGGCCGTATGTCAAGGGATTTCATGCACCTATTCGTTGTATAGGTGCGTAGATTGTGCAATTGACACAGAAACACGCACCTGCGCAAAACTGTGCAAATACACAGCCCTAACAAGTTTAGGCCACAGGAAACCATGGCCAGTCACTGCGAAGCTGCATCAGCAGCTCGAAGCCGGCGAACACCTCGACAACGTCTCAACACGCGAACGCGAATACTCGATTCTCTCGGTTTGCCGCTCATCATTGAACGATCCTGCAGTCTGGAACCTGCTGACATCAACTACGACGACGCACCAGACTGATTCGGTTCCAATAATTTTCAACTATGTGGATACTTTTTGACCGTTACACAGATAACGGCGGGTGGCACCAGGAGTAAAGGGCCGCAGCCTGTTTGGCCGCATGCGTCATCTCTGCTCGGCATCCTTGGGAGAGAACCGCATGGGCCTCTGCAAGCGAGTCGCGAACGGCTTGTAGCAGCATGTAATCGATGGTGGTGGACTGCCGCGGGAACGGCGGAGCCTCGGATCGGCTGATAGACGCCTCGAATGCTGCCGGGTTGTCAGGAACAACTGGATCGCCCGCGAAATATGCCGCGACTATTTCGGCGTCGGCGCGCATCGTCGCGGCCCGTCGCCGATAGCCCTGGGCCTGCCATCTGATCAAATCGACCAGGAGCTGCAATGACGCCGCATCTTGCGGCGAAATCCCGTATCGGGCAGCGTCATCGAGGAACGCGTCGAGCTGCCAGGCTGCCATGTCGTAGAGGCCGGCCGCCAGCTCGAGTCGCGGTGGATCTAGCTGCGGTTGCGGCTTGTTCATGGCTCCGGCCTAGTTCGTGGGCGCCGATTGAGTGATGACGCCTGGATTGTGGCGCGCAAGATCGTCGTCGCGTAGATCTCCTGGGAAGCACGGCGATATGACGGTCAACGTGGGCGGGTAGGTGGCGGGATGGGCGATTTCGATTTGAAGCCGGTATCCGTCGTCGGCGTATGCGAACCAGTTGGGCTTGTCGAACTCGCTACGCTCGATCACCTTCAATCCCCAACTGCGCCATACATCGCCGATATCCGCAACAATCTCCGTGGGGCTGACATTCGCCGGTGCGGCGACATGGGTCGTGACGTCGTACTCGGTCGGCCCCGGGCCGGGGCCTGCGAAGTCGTCGTCACATGACAGATTGCTGCCACCCTGTGCGTCGGTACTGTCCAGTGCCGTGCCCTTAGGCAAAGCATCGACGGTGCGCTGCAAGTACTTAAGCACGGTTTCTATGGCTTCTTGTTGACTGCCAGGGATTTTCGGATTCTTGGCTGTGGGTGTGGGTTCCATGGGTCCTCCGGGGATAGCAGTTGCACCGGATGGTGTGGACGGTCCGAGCGGTTCAGCGGGCCGGCTAGGAGTGCACGCGGCCATAACGACGGCGAGGGCGACAATGACTGCTCGGTACATAGGTTTGATCATGGTACGAAACTCGGCGGCGTGACATCGGTACGTCCGACGATGATCTTGCCCATGTTGGCCAGTGCGGGGTTGCCCTTATCCCAGTAGCTGCTGTGCGCCTCGACGGTCGGGATACCAAGTGGCCCGGCCGGACCTGGTGCGGCTTCGAACGGAATGCCGCCGAACTGAGAGGCCATGGGATCTGGACCGAGCGTCGCATAGGTGACAACACCGATGATGTCGTTCTGCGCGCGAGTGGAGAAGACGTTCGCACCAGGAGCGAGATTGAGGTCCTTCGCGTGATCGGCGAGCACCCCGGGGCTTCCAACCGTGATCACGTTGTTGGCATCGAGGTGATGCCCGTCAGTGGCCGCACCACCCAGCAGGGTGGAGCCGTAACTGTGGCCGATAACGGTCTGGATCGCTTGTCCCCCAGCGGCCGCGTCGTTGTGCGATGCGCGCAACCCAGCTTGGAAATCGTCCAGGGCTTGCGCGCCGTTGTGGGCGTAGCTCGTGGAGGCCGCCTCCGGGATGTTCATGGGCCGGTCGTAGCCCATCCACGTGGTGACCGACACATCGGTGGGATGCAAGCTGCGGTCGGCCTCACGTGATGCCCAGTACATCCGCTCAGACTTCTCGGTGCTGTATTCGAGGCGTGCGAGGTCTTGACCGGTTCCGGGTACGTAGGTGGCGACACGTTTGGCGTTGTCGGGGTTGTTGATTGATGTTGCCGCGTGGCCCTTGTCGTCGAGGTAGCCCAGGTAGCGGCGCATGCCGTCCTTGGAATCCAGGGATTTCCCGACCTGTTGATAGCCGGAGAGAGTGTGGTTAGCGTTGTCCCACTGCTCTTTCCAGTGCCGGTATTCCCAATTGCCGCCCTTGTTCGTCGGCAGCTTCCCATCTGCCCAATCCGGGTGTTGCGCCCGCAATGTATCGACATTGGCCTGCGCCGCGTGGGTCAGTTCGCCGAGGTGGCGCTCGTTGAATCGTGTGCGGTCCTCGAACGGCATGCCGGGATGGTTTCCGATGAAGTGATCGCGGTTGTAGAGGTCTTGCTTTTCCTCTTCGGTGAGCCCGTTCCACCAGCGGGTGAACTCCTCAGGCTTAGCGAACTCCTTGGCCTTGTCGAGAATCCACGGCACCGTGCCCGCATCCGAATCGCCATCGGGGCCGTCAAGCAGACCAACCGCGCGCGTCAGCTGCGCATCAGAAGACTCCCCCGCGGCCAACACCTGTTTGGCGGTCGAAACGATGTACTCCATATCGGAGGGATCGTGATGCTCGTTCAATGCGGTGACGGTACCGCTGCTCTTGTCGATCCGAAATCCATGATCGGCCGCGTATGCATCCACGGTTCTCAACAGCTGCTGCGCTCCGTCGAATCCATCTGCGGCACCGTACATTCCCTTGGTCGCAGCCCGGTAGTCATCGGAATGGATGGTCATGAACTTGCCAAGGCTATCGAGATTGCCGAACGCGGCAGTGGCCGAGACACCGGTCCACCGGCCTTGAATCGGCAGCTTCCCAATACCCGCCTTGGTCTCGTCCATCGATGCGGCTTGCTTCTCCAGCGCCTTGGCCGCATCACGAATGGTTTCGACTTCTAGCCGCTCGATATCGGCAAGGGTGATAGCCATCAACGTCCCTGCCGGGTAACGAGAATACGTTCGGCGTTCATCTCATCGGTGCGCTCGAATTCGTGGCCGATCTGACGCAGCGCCTTACTGTTGTGTGCCAGCTCGTGCTCGACGTTATCCGAGATCTTTTGCAAGAAACCGAGCTTGCCTTCCAGCGCGGCAGCCGAGGTTCCTATCCATTTCGACACCGCAGTTTTCAGGGTCTCATTGGCCGCCGTGTGCACTTCCTTGTGCTCACGCTCAAGCGTCGCCAAACGATCCGATGACATCAACAGATCCACCGGGTCAACATGCAACCGATCCCCCAACGCCCTACTCCCTTGTCGCCGCTAAATCGACTGTCCGACCGCTGTTCTCACTCAAACTTGACGTTCCAACCCATCGACTTATAACGACGAATCTCCGCCTCGCGCGCCCTTTTCTCGGCTTCCTCGTTCTCGGTCCAATCCCCGATCACCCCGGGAGAAGCCTTGATCGTTTCGCCAAACAATTCGTTGCCGTTGTCAACGTTGATCAAATAGCTCGGCGTTGCGTGGTCATCGTCATCCTCACCCTTGCCGTGCCCGCCGTGCGCACCGCCGCCCATCATGCCCATCGGACCCATGCCACGTACTCCGGCAGCACCAACTCCCACGGGGTTCACACCACCGCCGCCAGCACCAGCCGCGGCGCCACCCGGCAGGCCCGCACCACCGCGCAGCGCACTCAGCCCGCCGGGGCCGCCCACGCCTGAACCAGACCCGCCGACACCTGTACCCGTCGACGACGGGGAGAACCCGGCAGCCGTAGTGCTACCGATCGGCAGGCCGGAACCGCCGGAGCCAGAACCAAGCCCGGAACCCGAACCGCCAGAACCAGCTCCCTGGCCGCCACCCGAACCCGAGCCAGCACCCTGACCGCCACCGGATCCACTGCCTTGGCCCTGACCTTGACCGGCGCCGGCCTGTTGACCATCACCGCCCGCAAGCTGCGGTTTGGTGTCCTTGTTGGCCAAGCCGTCGGATGACGACGGGGTCTGGGTGCCGCTACCCGAACCGCCCCCGCCATTGCCTCCCCCGCCGTTGCCGCCACCGCCACTTTGAGGAATCTGGCCCATCTGCTGCTGGCCGGTGCCGTCAGTGATCTCAGGTCGGTTCGCCGCGGTGAGCGGGTCTGTGTACATCCGCTGGGCTTCGGCCCGGATCGCTTCCAGCTCTTCCTTTTTCCGGTTCGTGGGAGCGCCTGGTCCAGGCTCGGGGTAGTTCTGTGCCACCCGCGAAGCCGCGATCAACGTCTCGCCGTCCTGTGATGCGGCCTGGGCGATTTTGCCCGCCTCAGCTGCAAGACCGGTTTGGGGGCTGGCGGCCTCCTTGTAAAAGCTGTCCACCCTGTCGTACGCGGCGCCGGCGGCCTCGCCGTCCCAGATCGTGTTATCGAGGAGCTTGGTGCGTGCACCCATCGCGGTGTCAATCGAATCAGCAACCGCGGTACTGATGTTATCCCAACGTTGCGATTCTTCGTGTGCCGCATCAGATTTCAATGCGCTTAAAAGGCTGACGATCTCGCCGTGCGAGCGACCCTGCCAATTGTCGTTAGCCATGTCAATCCCCTCGGTTACTTCGGAAGCTTCGTCGCGACGAATGTGGCCACCTCAACGGCCTTCGCGCATAGATCAGGAACCGCCTTGCGGCCCCTTTTCTCGTTGTAGATGCTCACAATTACGTGAACCGTCGCCTGTTGCGAAGGCAACGCCGCGGTACACATTGAATCCCCGGTCGCCGGCGACTGATACACCACACCATCGAGCCCGCCGATCTTCTCTGCTCGTGAGCCTGGGTAGACCGGGGTGTTCAGGTAGTCGCTGATGGGATTGTTGATCACGCTCTGCTCAATCGACCAGCCATCTGCTGACCACAAACATCCCCGATACTCCAAGCCTTGATTAGCGGTGTCCGTCACCTTGCTGGGGTCGACACCCCAAGATTGAATTTCAGCTGCGGTATAGGTGATGCAAGGGTCAAAGCTCGTCCCGTCGTTTTTCTTTCCTGGTGTCGGGTGCGGCGCGGTCAGTGTGTACGGAACAGAGACCGAGGAGGTCGTCCCCGAAGCAGATCCCGAAACCGAGGTGGTAGCCGCCGGGGCCGGCGAGCCGGACGTCGTGGTCGAGCAGCCCGCCAAAGCGATAGCAGCCACGAGTAATGGGACAAACTTGTCGATATTCATCAGTACGAAATCGCCGTCCCGGCGTAACCCTCATCGAACATCTTCGCGATCTCTTCATCGGACTTCTTGAAGTACAGCTCCGTGGCGATGAAGTGGTCGGCGAACTCCTGGTACTGGTCGCGCAGCTTTGCCAGCCCGGCTTTGGCCTTGTCGGCGCGCGCGTCGTACTGTGCTTTGACCTCATCGCCGGTCGGCAGCGCCCCAAACGTCAGACCCGCGCGGTTACTTGAAAGCTGCAGCTGTGCATCGATGATGTCGCGGGCCTTAAGCATCGGTGCCGCGAGCTCGGCGCCCGCGCCGTCCTTCATGTGCAGGGTCTTCTTGGCTGCTGCGGCAGCCTTCTCTCGGTCCTGCTGGTTCATATCGCGCAGCTGGAACGTGTAACCACTCACCCTGCTTCACCTCACGTTTCATCGTCACAACCGGCATTCATCTAGATACGACGACACTAGGGCCAATCTGGTTCCATCAATTTTCAAGGAGTTTGGCAGTCGCGGGCAGACGGAGATTTCGCTGGTCGCCGGGGCTTCCTCAGCGCCGCACTATGAACGGCGGCAATAGTCGGTACCTCCAGTACGTGAGGATGTTCCCGTTGTCCATCCTCGCCGTAGCTTTCCGATAACACTCAGCGAGACGTTCGACATAACGCCTGTTGACCTCAGTCCTATGGGCAACGGCCTTCATCGAGTCGGCCATCTGCTCGGGCCCCAGAACAGCAGGCCTCATCGCCTCGAAACGGGCTCGACTCTCCTGAGTGGTCCCGAGGTCGTACAGGGCCAAATGCAGCTCTTTGATCTGACGCGGACTCGGCGACCGAATACCTTCATCCTCAATGATTTTCAGCTTCTCCACCGCTTCAAGCATTGCGCGCGATGCGGCCTGTCTCCAGTCCTTGATCTCGTAGTTTTTGCACGCCTTCGAGACATCCCGCAGCACCGCCCGCAGCTGCCCCCGCAGTTCTCGCTGCCGCTTGCTGACAGCGCTCCTAATGCTCAGCAACGCCGGGACCGCGATGGCGAGTGCTGCCATCCACCACGCCAGATCCCAGGGCTTCACTGCAGGAGTGTTTCATGCGCACGCTAGATGTTGGCGGCTATTTGAGCGCCACTCCGGTCGCCGTCGCCGCTTGCGCGCTGCGCAGGTCGCTATATGCACCGTCGACGCGTTGACCATCTGCGAATCAGCTGTGAGACGCCGAAGGCATCACTTACGATTCGCAGATCACGAGGGGGGTGCCCTCATCACGTAGCGAGGGAGCCATACTTGCCCAGACGTACGATGACCGTCACGGAACTCTGGGCCCATCCAAAGGGGAACCGGAAAGACCGAATCAACCTCAGCGAGTTAGCTGACGGAGACCTGTTACATCTGTTTCGCAGATTCGCCGCTGAGGTCACGGCAGAGCAGCTCCACAATAAGTCCAACGAGAGTTATGCCGAGGTCGTCGAGGACACACCGATCGGCCGCTCCCTGACATTGGCAGTCGAGGTCGGCCGCTATGGGGAAGAAGGCCGCGTCATCGATACGACAACCATGGAAGAGAAGAGCAAGTTCGCGAAAACCGACGCCATACAGGTCATAACCCATGGCGTTCTGCTACTCCCCCCGGGCGCAACCTCAGCACTCATCTTCCTGGAACGTGCCAACAACCAATGCGGTGTTATCCGGCTCCTCGACCTGTTTAAGGGCCGATTCGCACTGGCATATCCCGATCTGCGCCTTGAAACCGATGCAGTCATCGAAGGTGAAGCATGGCTGGCGAGTGCACAACTGGTGCGCGTCAGCGCGTACCGAAGGCACAAGGGATCCGATAGGTCCGATAACTACGAGGGTGCACAAAAGCCGAAATTCGCTGGTGACCTAACCCACTCTCTCGTCCCGGGCATCGGGATGAAGTCTCTGCCCAGGTCGATCTTCGACGGACTTCGAGGAGGGTCGATCAAGGTTGGAGAGTTGCTGTCGTTCGCTGAAGGTGACGACGAGTCAGAGGCCGAGGTTACGCTCGAAGGCAACGGAAAGCGGAAGACGTTCATCATCGGTCGAGAGCGACGCCCGTCAGTTAGCTACCCGCTCAGTAAGCACAACGAGGATGCCTGGAGTGCCGAGAGGATCCGGAACTTCGTGTTTGGTAAGGAGATGGCAGTCGACCTGTTCGACCGGTTCGGCATAGACTGGACAGAGGGATACACCGTGGGAACGTGGACCAGCGACCAGTTGGCGGTGAAGATGGTGATTCGCGGTGGCGAGCAAAGCTAGCGTCGTCCCGGCAGTTCGTGCCCATTACGACACACTGCGCGATGACCGAACCAGGAAGATCCGTGTCCTGGACATCGCGCTGTTCGCCGGGCTGCCAGCGCTCGCAGGTGGCGCCCTGTGGCTGTTTGATTTCCGACTCAAGGACACCGCTGCAGTCCTCGCCGGACTCGCCGTGTTTACGGCACTGTTGTTCGGCCTGGTCATTTTCGTGTTTCAGCTCCGCGTACAGATCAAGAGTGACGGCCGAGATCGCGATCGTCCGCGCGTTGCCGTGCTGATCGACGAAACGTTCGCCAACGTGACGTACTCAGTGATCGTCGGCATTGCGACGACCGTCATCGGCCTTGTGGCAGCTGCGATCGCAGACAAGGAAGCCGGCGCACCTGTTTGGGTCAGCGCGCTCCTAGCTGCCCTTGGGCTGCACCTAGTCCTCACCATTCTCATGTGTCTGAAACGAGTGAATTCCGCATACCAACAGCTCAAAGCTTGAGCAGGGTCAGCGACTACATTTCGCCACCCGCTATCGGTCAGGCTGACCCGACAAACAGCAAGCTGCAGTCTTAGACAGTTTCGGACAGCCAAGTGGTGTTGAAAACACCCAGATCAATTGCCTCCAAACGGATTACAATGCTTCGCTATGACGCGAAGGTCTACGCTCAGCCCCGGTGCGCACAGTGTCACGCGGTAGGCCGCAGCGACCCATAGGGGTCCCCGGCAGGGTCAACCGCAGGGAGATCGCCCCCGGGGTCTGGGAGGCCATCGTCTCAGTACGCGACGCGAGCGGCAGACCCCGCAAGCTGCAGCGCATAAGCCCTCCCAAGTTCGATACTCGCGGACGCGCGATTCCGGACGGCGGAGGTAATCGTGCAGCCGAAGCTGTCCAATTAGCGGCGCGCGAACTGGCCAGCTCACCGATGGATAACACGATCACTTTGAGCACCACCATCGTTGAACTCTGGACTACGCACTATCGCCCCTACCTGGTCAAGAAGGGCCGCGCTCAGCGCACCTTGGACTCCTACGACCGAGAAGCCGAGCGGTTCATCAAGCGCTTCGGATCCCGTCGACTTTCCGAGGTTCCCACCACGTTCCTGGAGGCTTACCTCTCGGATCTAGCAGAGCACCATGGTCCCGGGTCCGCCAAGGCGTGCCGTTCGGCACTCTCTGGCATGTTCCGCTACGCGATTCGGATCAGCAGCGGCGCGGTCTCAGTGAATCCCCTGCGCGAGGTGGAGCTCGACAAGGATGTCGAGCCCAAGGGTCGCACCGGTGGCGCGGCCCATATTGGCGCCGAGGACGTTCGGTTCATCCTCGAGGCGGTACGACGGTCCGCGGCGCCGTGCCCGCGGATCCTGTCGGCAGCCGAGCGCCAGAAACCACCTAAGAGCTACACGCCGCCCACGGTCGCCGAGTACTGCGAGAGCGCAGACATGGCCGACTACGTCGACCTGCTGTACGGGCTGAACCTGCGCACCAGCCAGGTGCTCGGCGTAGTGTGGCCAGACTTCGATTTGGTCAACCGAGTGTTCGTGCCTTCGGGCAAGATCACCCGCGTCAAGGGCAAGGGCCTAGTGCGCATCACTAAAGATGACGACCCGAAGAACCGCTTCCAGCCAATCTCAGTGCCGGAGTTCGCCATCAGGACCCTGGAAGCCCGCAAGCACGCTATAGCCAAGCGCAAGCTGGCATTCGGGGCGCCGATCGCCGAAGAGTTCGCAGAGCTAGTGTTTCCGTCCGACGAATGGACCCCGCGAGACCCCACCAACGTCGCGACGCAATGGCGCCGGATCCGCGCAGCCCTGGGCATCGCCGAAGACATCACCGCACACAGCTTCCGCAAGGCCGGCGCGACCTTCAAGGACGATGCGGGGCTTCCCATGCGCGTCATCGCCGACTCCCTCGGTCAGGCCGACATCCTCACCACGCAACGGCACTATCTAGCCCGCGGCAAGGCACACCCCGAGGCGGCGGCCGTGCTGGATCGCATGCTGGAACACCCTGCGAATTAA